ACTATTTTCCGTATAAAGAAAAAAGACAATAAAAACCGCAAGTATTTTAAACGGAAATACCGTAAAAAAACCAGATATAACTTTATTTTTTTTTAAAAAATAAGAGGCGCACGCTACAGAAAACCCAGTTATAAATACGCCAATGATAAATCCTGCTAATGTAATATTCATTATAGATACTATAGATTATTTTACCTATAATTTATAGACTTTGTCATAATATAACACACGTGTTCGGATACGTATTCATTATTTAAATACGTATCGTCATTTATCTTATGTCATATCATAAATTTAATGATTTCCTCTATTTTTGCAAAAGTCCCCTTTTGGTGGCAATTGCTGACTTTTTGTCCCCGTGCGTCACGGTTTAATAAATTTCTTTTCTCCATATTCATTTTGAATTCTATATTGCTTCGGTTTATCATCGCGAATTGGGCGTAATGTATTTGATGAAACAGATGTGTCTGTATTATTTAAAAAATCGGATAATACTGCTTTACGTCCTTTACTTTTACTATTCTGTAATAAAAACAAAAGGTCGTTTTCAACCTTTTTTGGATCACTTTTTTCTAGTGGTGGTAATTTATCGGTTTTCATCATAGAGGTCATATATAATATATTAACTGTGTATTTAATATATTTTTCTTATTAAGATAGATTTATTCGTTTTCTCATTAAAAACGAATATTTTTAATGAAATTTTATTATACAACATTAACAATATAAATTAAAAATTGATTTAATAATAAAAAACACATTTATTATTAAAATGACTTCTTATAATGAAGAAGAAATGACACCGCACCTTACGGAAACCGAGACTATAGAGACAAAGATGATGGAACTTCTAGATACCAAAAAGAAACAAGAATCAGAACAAGAAAAAAATTCAGAACCCAACATGGCGGTGATGGAGAATTGGTTGAATATAACTAACTATAATGAAACACAAAGAATTCTCTCACACGAATCAGAGAGAAAATACAATAGATTGCTGGCAATGGATTACGAGAATGGTCGAGTGGGTCCATATTCAGAGGAAGAAGATAAAGAACGAAAAAAGATTTTTGATGATTATCGTACCTATTGTATAATGGATTATGGTCCATTTGGAGAAGAAATTAGACCTCCCAAGAAAAAAATGGATACATTTCATAAAGGAGACCAACCATCCCAATTCATGATTGATTTCATTAAAGCAACACATGATTTGTTTCAAAATCAGAAAAAACGAATTGATGAATTGGAAGCAATTATTCATGAATTAAATACCAATAATAAATCCGACTAATGTAATATTCGTTTTATAGATTATTCTAATTCAATTGCTTCTCGTTTATTATACAACATTAACAATATTTCGTCTTTCACATTATTCAATAAATCATTTTCGTCTTTATTGTGTAAATAATTTTTAAAAGACTTAATAATATCTGGATATTTTTCTTTATATTCATCATACCAATTTTCCAAAACCATTTCATTATATTCATATAAATCGTCTATTTGTTCTTTTCTTTTTTGAATTTGCCAACCATCTTCTTTGTAAATCATAATATAATTACCCTTGATACTAGAAATATAAATATTCATATTTTCGGGTTTGTCTTTATTGAAATGAACTTTCTCAATTAACGTTTTTACACAATAGTTACAATCCCGGAAACATGAAATATAATCAATATGTGTTAAATGACTATAATCCGTATCTACATGATTTAATAACTTTATATTAAGTGTATTGTTAATCGTTTGAAAGTTATTAATAGTTCCATTATTTACATTATGAATTTGTAATTTATTGGTTAATTTATCGATTTGTTTTTGCATATTAGAGTGCATCTTTTCGATTTGTTTATTTTTTTCCATTAATTGTTCATTCAATAAACGCGCCAATTCTTTTAGATCTTCGTCTTCGTTTTTTTTGCATGTGTATTTAATATGACGATACATTCCCTGTTTATGTTTAAAGCACTTTTTGCAATATTTACACTGAAATGATGATTTACATGGTGTAATTTTATTTTTTGTAGAATGGTGACTTTTTGGTGACTTTTTGGTGACTTTTTGGTGACTTTGGGATGCCTTTTTGTGTTTATTTGTATTCAAGTGTTTTAAAAAGTTACCCTTTACTTTTGCGTCATAATTACAGCATTCGCAATAATATTTACTCATTATATTAAACATAATATTTTTTTTTAAATTCGTTTAATTGTTACTTTTTTGTTACTTTTTAGTTATTTTTGTTACTTTTTTACAACTAAATATATTTTATTATCATTTATCGTAATAAAAATATTGTTACATTTTGTTACATTAAATACTATAAAATTACTCAGTCACCATTTGTTACTTTTTAGTTATTCAAAATGTAAAATATCCATTTTGAATATCATATCTTAAATCCGCTTTATTATAATCGTCTAATTGTTCTATAAGTTGATTTGGTGTAATATATTCATTTTGCCGAATTAAGGATTGTATATATAATACTCGTTTTTTTACTTTTAATCCCGATTTTTGTTGTTCGGGGTTTTTTCCATTTTTTAATGGACTATTCATATAATCATTCATTTTTTTATAAATATCGTTAATCTCTTCTTGAGATTTATAAATAGTTACATTTGTTTGTAATGAAAATATATTTTCAATATATTGTACAATTTCATCAACATCGTTCATATAAAACCATTCTTTTGACGATATAATGCGTCGTTCTTTAAATTCACGATGAAGCGTTGTTTCAAGGGATGTCATAGACGATTTATTTTCTAATTTAACAAGAAGGAGAATTTTAAATTGCGAATTCAAAAAAGATTGTTCATTTTGTAATCCAAGAAATCTAGAATAATATTGATCGGTTTTTCCAATTTTAATTGCGCGTTCTAATATACCTCCAGGAAATTCATAATATCGACCATCCGTAATTACATATACATACCCAGGCGATTCCATTGTTAATTAACAACATAATAATGATATAAAATCAATTTTTACTATAAATGCGATTCTTTAATTCATCACATGGTGTTATTTTTTTATTTGATTCGCACATTTTTTTAACATATTTTATTTCTTTTTCTATGTCGTGTTTATGTTTATCATGTTTAAATATATTATATTTGAATCCTTGTGGTATCATATATCCAGGTTCATAACAGTCTGTTATATTTTTTTCACAATATATAGTACACCCAGTAATGTATAATTCATCAAATTGAACGTTTTTTAACAGATCTAAAATTTTTGAAAGACCCAACGAAATTAACCCGTTTGTATGTGTAAATGTTGGTAATATAATTAATTTTTTACGATTTATATAATTAAATATTGTTTTAAAACTTTTTATATTCACTAAAAAAAAACAATACACATTATTTTCATATTTTTTCATAATATCTATATGAGTTCTACTAAATAAATTATTACACATTGAAATAATTTTACATCGTAATTCCCCAGAATACCTAGTAAAAAAAATTTCTAACATTCCGTTTGTAATAATAACAAAATCATAATTATTTATATCAATTGATTTTTTATCTTTTGTATTTGCCGGACCATAAAATAATATTTTTTTATTTTTAAATATAGATATTTTCATATATTAATTATTGTTATAATATTTTTACATGTAATATGTTTATAAATATTATTAAATTGTATTTTTAAAAAAAAGTAACAAAAATGTTTTTTGCAATAACAAAAACCCGATGTAGCATTTTTTTTTACATCATTTATGATGCACTCACTTTCGTCAAAAATGGTGACTAAATGGTGACTAAATGGTGTTTTTTGGTGACAAATTGGTGACTTTCGTATTTTTTCGTTTTTTTACAATATAACCTTATAATTATCACGAGTTATGGTTATTAACATACAAATAAATGTATAAAAAGTAACATAATATTTATACTTTTTTTGTTACTTTTTGTTACTTTTTCATTTTTCGAACGTTAGTGAATACAAAACGTTATGATAACAATGATAAAACACTTGTTACTTTTTTTGTTACTTTTGCACCATAATTTATACTTTTAGTCACCATTTTGTTACTTTTTTTTTGGGACAAGGGGGGGGGAGCAAGGAAAAAATAATTTGAAAAAATTATAGAAAAAAAAGAAAAATATTTTGTAATTTTTGAATTTATAATTTTATAAAATAAAATCCAAATATTTAAATTTACATCAAATTATATTTTTGGTTAATACTATCATTAATTTTGGTGCCAAGTGGCAGTGCAATATACTTACGACCATTTAAATCTGCGTCACCAGTTGCATGCAAAACATAACTATCTGTTTTACTGGTATTAGAATTATCTTGTGTAATACAATTTTGCCAACATCCTCCTCCATAGTTCATTTGAGTAAGCATAGTTTGACTATAAATACGTGGTTTTTCCATAACTAGTTTTTAGATAATTATGGAATAAGAAGACAAATCAATTTTATGTATATTTATGCATATCTCGTGTATATTCATTTTTTATAGAAGCGTAACTCAAATACCATCGATGATTATTATTATCATAAATGGGCAATTGTTGTGATTCCCATTCTTCGTGCGCTAATTGACGCAATGAATCAGAACGATCGAGTGAAAGAGCATGCAAGAATTGTTTATGGTCGAATCCAGGCGAAAGACCCATTGCAAGAAATGTTTTCGGAAATGGTGGACCAGAACTCATTGTTTATATTATAAATATATATATATATAAAATTATTTCAATTTTATATGAGAATTGTATTTAAAAAATTGAAATAACTTTATCATCTGAATTATATCAGAAAAAAACATGTTTTCGTATAGCATTATAGAGAATACACCAACTCTTATTTCAAAAGAATTATGTCAGTTCATGGGCATTTACTTATTTTGGAGTTTAACGCATATTGCAGCGTCAAATATATATTCAAAGTATTGTGCAAATTGGTCATTGTGGGGTTGGATTTCAGGAGGAATGACCGCAATTACACCACAATGTAAAGGCGTTTTATGGTTACAAAATGCAACATCTAATGGATTTGCGTCATGGTGGATGACAACAACTACGTGGTTCGTTACAAAAATAAATTGGATTACAAATACACCAAAAACAGGTTAATATTTATAAATATATAAATAACATATATAGGATTTAACAAATAACTATTATTAATTTTTTATTAATTGTATTTTTTATTTTATCTTATTATAAAGTATATGTCTGGATACGAAAAAACGGGTCCAAGTAAATTAGGAAACGGTGTTCCTGGAAAATTTGAAGTTGCAATGGGAAATACAATGAAGGGTGGCGAAGTTGCAATCAATCGTCATAAATTAAGAAAAGCATTTCAAACCAATAAAATTAGTAAGGCAGGTGGTATTTCCTCCAGATGCGGTCCTTTTAGAAGCGCTGGTCATTTAGGCGATCCATTAACTAGAAAATACGCAAGATGCGGTGGATGCAATCAAGTAAATGATGTAAATTCCCGTATTTTAAATCATACAATGGCGGATGGAGTATCTAATGAGAATTGTAATATGGTTGTAAAAGGGGTTACTCCATTACAGGTTCCATTAGCAAGCGGAAATGGTCGATTTGTGGCAGATAGTTCAAATTATACAACATTCAAACACTTGGAATCTATTAATCTTACCTATAATGACAAAACAGGTGGTGGTGATGAAAGCAATGGTTCGTATAGTTTTTTAAATAATTTAAGAGGATAAATAAATTTAGAAAATATAATTTTATTACTTTATTATAATAGATAAGTAATAAAATGAAAAAAAATATTTCATATAGAAAACGGATATTGGGAAATAAAGACAAGAAAAAGATTAAAAAAATTAAACAATATTTGCGAGGTGGTGCTTTAGCAGAAAGAGGGAAACAAATAGGAGAAGATGCAAATGCAATGGTAAAAAATGCAAATGCAATGGTAAATAATGCGGCAGGAAATATAGAAGATAAAGTGAAACAATCTCCCGATGCATTGTTAGACGCCGCAAAAAAATCAGGAGTAAATACAAATATTCCTGGAAACATGGATATAAACGATATAAAAGATGCTGAAAATGTTGCAAAACGCGCAGAAGGATTAAAAGCAGAATGGCAAGTAGAATTATCAAAACCTAAAATACAATTATTAGCAGAGTTTGCATTATTTTCAATGTATACTGTGGCAGGTGCATTTATCTATTATCCTAGTTTTTTGGTTAATTTTCCAAATGCAACATTAGAAAGTATTATACCAACCGAAGGTGGATGTAAAACCCTTTTAGGAAGTGAAATGTTATGTAAAAGAAAGATTAAATGTTTTTTCAAAAAATGTTCAATACTTGATGATCCAGATGGTGAAAAATTATATAGAGAACATGTTAAAAAAACGAGGAAAAATAATGAAATTAAAAAAAGAATGTTAAAAGGTGGTTCAAAAAAAAACAAAACACATAAAAAAAATAATTATTCATACATGAAATACATACCTAAAACAGTGCAAAGACAAATCAAAAAAAATAATAAAAGAGATGTGAAACAATTTATACGTCTTTATAAATCAGTATTAAGAGATAAATCACAAAAAGGAGGAGGATTATCTTCAATGTTTAAAAAAAATAGTAAAGAGATTGAGACAGGAGGTGCAACCGGATTACCGGGAGGCGCAAACGGATTACCCGAAGGTGCAGAGAAATTACCCGGAGGCGCAAACGGATTACCTGAAGGTGCAGAGAAATTACATGAAGGTTTAGAAGGCACAGGTGGTGAAATGAATAAAAACCAGAAAATGGCACAAAGTGCGATAAAGATGGGAAGTAAAATAGCGAACGCTTTAAAGGTGGATATGGGAAAAGATAACGTAGACCAAGAATCTTGCGCGAATAAAGGTAATAATCTTTTATGTGAACCGAGTAAAAAGATTGATTATAATGAAGGAAAAGGATCGAATTTTATGTCATTGTTTTTTGGTTCCACTCCAGAAGAATATCAAAATAAAGCGGCGGAAAAAATTATAAAATATTTACGGTCTTTATTAAAGGCGACAAAACGCCCGGATCCTCAAACAGGTGGAAGTAAACGTAGAAAAAAATATCGTAGAAAATATTTAAAACAAATGGGTGGGTCAAACGCATCAGTGAATCAATCCGCCAATAATTTATTAAATTATTTAACAAATAAATATGAAGAAAAAAACAATACACAAAATAACAATTTGTCCAATTTCATGGAAAATAAATATGATAATAAACCACAACAAACGTCGAATTCTACAACTAATCAAGAAAGGACTGAAACGACTGAAACAAATAATCAAGAAACAAATGGATCAAACGGAAACAACGAATCCTTACAGATATCCAATAATGGAACTATAAAAGAAAGTGGTTCAATTGACCACGAATTATTAGAAGAATTTATGAAAGAATATTTTGACGCAGATTCTATATTTAAAACATTAATTTCTTATAAAATGTTGAAAAAATTATTTGTAAAAGATGTTTCTCGTAAAGAAATAGAAGAATATAATCCAAATAATGAAATATTTGGCGTTGATGTAACATTTCCTTGGACAACAAAAGAACCATTTATGACACCAAATGATAGAAGAAAATGTCTATTAACTCATTTAACTAAAACAAATATTGGAGATAATTATGAATCAAATGATTTATATGAAAAATGTTTTATTTGCAAGAATTGCACACTTGCAAATACGTCGTTTCAAGTATGGGAGCGATTATTTTCAACATTATTTCAAGATGGAAAAGGTCAATTAAAAAAAGTAGCGAACGATTTATATAAAATTTTAAAAACAACATTTCAATTTGCATTACCAAAAGTGAAACAATTTTATTTATTGAATTTATTTGCGATGAATTTAATTCATCCAGAAATGGATATTAATGAATTAAAGATTCAATACAATAGTTCACTTGGTAATTATTCTATAAAAGATCTAATTTTAGGGATACCGCATATTAAAACTCCAGAATTTCAACCTGATGGTCCAATACGAGAAAAACTACGAGAAATATATGTCATAATGGAAGTATTAGACATTGAACAAGTTTTATACAAAGTTGCGTTTAAACATATCTATAAAAAAGTAATAGACTCTTATGAAAAAGAAGAACGATTATTTTATATAAAAAAATGCATTTTAGATAGATTTGTATTATTTTTTGGAAAGGCAAAATTATTTGAAATTACAGATAATGAAATTGATATTGACGAATTAAATAATTGTTCTATGTTTGGTTCTTCAAAAGCATTAAAACAATTTGAAAAAAATATCGAAAGTTATACAACAAATCAAATTAATAATTTAATGAATCAAACGTTACAAGGCGAATTATATCAATCTCTTTTCACTACATTATTAGATATAAATAAATTTGATAAACTTGAAAAATATAGCGGAACACTTGCACCAATTAAACCGATTATTGAAAAACTAAATAAAATAGAATTTACAGAAATTGATCCAGATAATCATAATAATAATAATTAGAGATTCAAGTAACTTAATTTACAGTTAATTTTATCAAAGTAAGGATAATCTTTACTCATTGGATCTACCATATATCCTGCAATATCATTCGAAATATCTGTAGCAGATAAATCGGTTTTTATCCAATTTTGTATAGTATTGCTAATATCGCTAATATCAATGTTAGAATCTGAATTATCATATAGTCTTTTCAATGTGATATATAAATCACTTCCATTTGCGTTTTTAAAATTTGGAGAAAAATCTTTAATACACTTGCCATCAAACGATTCGTATTTTTTATAGATTTGGTAAAATTTAAAAACAAAAACAAGTAACAATAATATGATTAAAAACGTCATTATATAATATTATATATATATTATATAATGAATTTTACATGGAAAGATAAATCTACAAATAGTATAGTTCCTACAAATTCACGCCCTTATACGAATAACGATGAAAATTTACAATCTTTACCTAGAACTGCTTTTAAGGCAAATCCTATAAAACATTGGAGAAAACAATTACAACCCGTTTATAAAACAAAGTCATCAAAGCAAGTTTCCATAGATCAAATTACTGCACCATCAACTGTTGTGCATACTGGTTATACAAATTCGGATTGCAGTGATTATAATATGCAACTTCTAAAAGAAAATATATATTTGTTATCCAAATGCGACGGAATTAAACATGTACATGCGGATAATAAGTCAATTCGTTGTATTGGTGGAACAAATCATATTAAACGTTCTGGTTCAAGTTCAGTTAAACGAAATTATTATCAAACTCATGATAAGTATTTAAAATCAAAATGTAAAACCCATTCGCAAAATAGCACATTAGGAGAAAAAAATGAGAATGGTTCATATAGTTCTACAAACTGTAGTTCATTGGATTCAAAGTGTAATAAACCAATTATATATAAACCATCGAATTCTAATTTTTCTACTCAAGGTTCGGTTAGTGCATCTTCGTATTTATTACGAAAAAAGAATAACGCTATTACAAATAATTCGGCAAGTTTGAAAACCGCATATGGTAATACATATGTAAAGGGAGTTGCTTATTATCCAAGTAAGACCGGTTATGAAATAAAATATTTAAAAGGAAATAATGATGTAACACCTTGTAATAAAAAATGCTATTAAAATCATATAAAAATTGTGTTATCTTTATATAATGAACGTTCGATTGTGGGTAATCATTATATGCGCTGTAATTATTTATAACATTTATTACGATACCAACATTTTAAAACAATTTAACCAATATAAGAAATATTATAAAATTGTATTAGTTGTTATATTTGGATTAGGATTTTTAAAAATATTTGGTTCAACTTCAAAATTAAGTTATGAAAATATGAACACGATAAATCAATTCATTAAAGTATTGCCTATGGATAAAGACTCAAAAGACATGATTACTCCTTTTTTACAGAATTATTCAAATTCGAATACACCAATTCGATCAGTCCAAACACTACATCAGTCTGGAGGAAAATCATCAAAACGTTGTGTAAGTGAAACAAAAAAAAAATATGTAGCGTCTCTTCAAAATTGGAAGTGTAATAAATGTCAAAATCAATTATCTGCATGGTATGAAGTCGATCATAAATTAAGATTGGACCGTGGCGGCACGAATGAATTGGATAATTTAGAAGCATTGTGTCGAGAATGTCATGGACAAAAAACAGCTATGGAAAATTTATAGATATTTTTTGATAAATATAATATGATTCTTTTATAAGTAAGATGAATAATAAGGATGCAAAAGAACTATATAATAAATTAGAAAAAGTTCAAAGTGGATTTAAAAACAAGGTTGTAGGTCCGGTTGCAAAAGTTGTATTAAATGATAATAACTACAAGTTGATTTATGGAATATTAACTGCGATTTGTTTATGTTTTATATTATTTTGTGTGATCACGAATCCCTATAATATAGTTACAACAATACCAATCCTATTCACAATTGGTAGCGTAATTGGGTCACTTACATTAATTTCTCTTTTTTCAATACAATTTATAAACGAAGAAAGTAGAGATCTTATACAGGATAACAAAATGCAATATTTGTTTGGATTTATGTATTTATTTGGTGGTTATTTAATATTTTGTTTATTTTATTACATTTTTAAAAAAATATTATTATACAGTTCAGGTAAATCAATTCTATTAATAACCATTTTTATTGTATTGATTTTAACACTGTTGTATTCAATGAACGAAAATATTAAAGAAAATATTAAAATATTAAATTTTGCAAAAGAAGTTATATTTGTAATTCCTTGTTTATTGGTAGATTCATATAATGCGATCACACAAGATATAAAAGAAGCGCCTTCTTCAACAACAACAATTTTGATGATAATGGCATTTATTATTATTATGTATATTATAATTCCATTTATACAAAATATAAAATTACGAAACAAGGACTATATTTCATTATTAGAAAAACCAACTAATTTAGACCAAGAAGTTATTTATATTAGTCAAGATGAATTAAAAAAGAAAAAAATAAACAATAAACCGTATTATAAGAAAAAACTTCTTCAGCAAACTGAAATATTAAAAAGTAAGTTAGATGATTATAAAAATAGCAATGTAGCAATCGTAAATCGATATAATAGTTTAGAAAATAGACGAATTTATGATAAAAATGGAACAGATTATACAATTATAAAAGATTTATCGTATTGTATTGGGAATGAGGTTCAGTGTATAAGTAATAATGTTTATTGTGTAGACACGACCAATAATATAAAAAGACATGTGTTTAATCCATACGGTATGTATGAAAAATGTAATACAGATGGATTGGTATTTAGTAGTTTATTTACCAATAAAGATAATTTATTAACAATGTATGATAAAGATAAGAAGATAACAACATTAGGTGATTATTGTAAATCGAATATAGGTTCAGACCAATTTAATATTAAATGTGTAAATTTTCAAGATAATTCGAATATAACAACAGATGGTAGTGATGGTGAATACATCAAAGACAATTCCGATTCATTTTTATCGGAAAATGTATTAATGTGCGACGATTTACTTGTATCAAATGATAGCATAGATAATAAATATACATTAATTCACGGATATACTGATATAGATGAGAATGAAAATATATTCGATTGTGGAACAAAAGAATCATTCGTTTCTTCGTATAATCCGAAATTGCACCGATTGGATAAAAATATAAATACCATTGATTTTATAAATACACTTAGTCCACAAGAAACAAAAATAATACAAAATGCGATAAATAGTAGTGATAATAATATTTCTAATAAATTAAAACAAATTTCAAATACAGAAGATATAAAACAGATTTATTTAGAATATTTGTCTAATTCAAAATCATATTCAAGTATAATAAATAGTATTAATGAAATGAATAAAGGAACAACCGAATATCTATATCAAGAATCAAGTCAACTGATTGATAAAATAAATAGAACAAATGGTATTTTTAATTATAATTATCATTACGGATTGTCTTTTTGGATATACTTTGATCCTGAGATGTTAAAAGGTGGAAATGTATCACGTGAAGGTTTGATATTAAATTATGCATATGCGCCATTTATTTATTATGATTATGAAACAAAACATATAATGATTGAAGTGAACGACTGTAATAAAAACCTAACACCAAATAATTCAGATATTTTATGTAATAAACGTAAAATTATATATAAAACGAATGATATATTATTTCAAAGATGGAATCATTTTGTTGTGAATTATAACTACGGTACGATGGATATATTTGTAAACAATAATATGGTTGCAACAGAAAAGAATGTATCGCCTTACATACAAACCGATAATAATTCATTACAGTTCGGAAGTAGTGAAAATCCATTAAATAATTGTGGATTATGTAATGTTCGTTATTACAATATTCCGTTAAATTTGAATCAAATTAAAAATATTTATGGAAATAAAGATAACCCATGTAAATAAAATGTTATGAAATACTATATAAGGAATATGAAACTATCGTTTTTAATACAATTAGTTCTTTTATTTTTATTAGTCATGTGTGTTTATTTAGTATTTACGAATAAGGTTCAGGGTCGAATGAAACTAATTATAATCATATTTTGTGTTGTAATTGGGTTATATCTGTATTCAAAATTAAATGTATTTACGGATTACAATGAATATTATCCAGTGCCGGAAAGTGCAAAAGAAGAATATATTATTGATAAAACCCTCTTAAAAAAAAGTGATGGTCAATTTGCCATAAGTGTGTGGGTATTTATAGATGATTGGAATTATAGGTATGGGGACGAAAAAATAATTTTAAAAAAAACAATGCCAAGTAGTAAAGGGAGTATGAATTTACCATCAATTGCGTTAGATCCATATAAAAATGATTTAATCATTCAGTTAGATACATTTAAAGATGATTCCGATAGTTATGAAGACGCGTTAGTGAAAATATTAGGAAATAATGGTATAACTGTTACCGATAGTAATGATGTAGAATGCAGCGGTGGATTTATTTATGTAGATGAAACGATACAAACGAATGGTAGTAATGATATTTCTTGCGGAGATGCAACCATTTATGATGATAAAGACATGATAATTGAAAATATTAATATGCAAAAATGGGTAAATATTATTACAACAATAAGTAATCGTTCTTTAGATGTTTATATTAATGGAAAATTGGTAAAAACAAAAACATTTAACAATTTGATAGATGTTATGGCATTTAATGATGGTGGAATTACGTTAACACCTGGGGGAGGATTTGGTGGGTTTATATCAAAAGTGAGATATTATCCATATTATATAACTCCACAACAAGCATGGAATATATATAAAGATGGTTTTGGTGATGCATTTGAAAGTGCATTAGACAAATATAATTTATCCGTTTCTTTATATGAAGATAGAATAGAACAAAATAAGTTCTATTTATTTTAGATAATATATATAGAATTATATATAAGAAGTATGAATAATTCAAAAAATAATAACAATTCAAAAAATAATAATAATATGCCTTCAAATACAAATAAAGTAAAAAACAATAACAATTCAAAAAATAGTAATAATATGAATTCAATTACAAATAAAGTAAAAAATACATTCGGAATGGGGGAAAAGAAAGAAACAAATACAACAAATAAGTTAAAAAATGGGTTGGGAATGATGCAAAATAAAGCAAGTGAAACATATGATTCCGTTAAACCTGGTTTAAATAAAGCAGGTTCATTTATGTCTGAACAGATGGACGCTGGTAAAAAAAAAATGCAAAATATGTTTAGCGGTGTTTCTTCGAATCCAGGTGTTCAAGCTATGAGTGGTTATATGAAATTATTTGAAGATTTTTCAAATAATAATTCAACGATTGCCAAAATTATTTTTGTATTATTTATGTTTATTTTATTTGGTTTACTGTTTCGATTAGGCGTTTATATACTATCTTTATTTTTTATGAAAAATAAAAATCCGATTGTTTTAAATGGAATGCGGTCAACGTTAACAAAAAAAATGTATAGAGTAAATCCAAATTTAAAAGACCCAAAACCAATATTGAGGTCAATAAATGAAAATCAGGGAATGGAATTTACATGGAGTTCGTGGATTTGGATTAATAGCACCGATTATGATGACAATAAACCACGTATCTTTTTTTCAAAGGGACAACCTTATCCAAATTATGATCCTGGTCAAAATATTCAAACGCAGTTTGTGATGAATTCTCCTGGACTATATTTATATGATAAAGATCAAAACACTGGAATGACGAATAGTATATCAGTTGTGATGTCTTTTTTTGACGATGTATCGAGAGATACAGGAGACGATAGTCCATTTTATGATATAATTTCCATAAATAATATGCCAATGCAAAAATGGATAAATGTTATTATACGCGTTCAAGGTAAAACTGTAGATATATACATTAATGGCACACTAACAAAAAGAAAAATATATGATAGAGTTATAAAACAGAATTATGGAGATATATTAGTTGGTTCGCAAAAATTTGGAGCAGATGCTTATATATCATCGCTTCGTTATTTTTCTTATGCAATTGGTAATATCACAATTCAGGATATTTTATATAAAGGACCAAATCTAAAAATGGATGGAACCGAAATGATGGAAACAAAACCTCCTTATTTAGCAATGAAATGGTATTTAGATGATCCAACAAATTAGATGAACCAACAAATCACCCTGGTCCTCTTTCACTAGAATAGATATTTTATATATTTATATTATTATATACGGTGCTGGTGAAAGGGTATCATAACTGCCTTCCAAGCAGTTGTTGGGGGTTCGAGTCCCTCGTATCGTAGATATAACGAATTAATTCTTTCAATGGTGAGAGGAACGTTTACATATTATTATGAAAAGAAACTCGTAATCATTTGATTATTGTTTGCCCTATTATGGTTAATAATCAAATATTTCTCAAATAAAATTTTTTCTACTTCTTTGTCTTTTAGTTGTTGCACCTTTTTATGATATTTTTCCATATCTTCTGCTTCTTCGCGAAGACGTTCTATTTTACGTTGAAACATTTTTTTTCGCTTTTGAAATTGCGGCATATCAAACAATACCAATGAATAAATTTGCAACACCGGTTTCATGATTTGATTTGTAATATAAAATCCATAATCGATTTTCAGTTTCTTTTCTTGAATATAAGTTGGGTGTTCTATTTTATTTCCTTGTAAATCCTTTTTTTTAGACGTCAAAATATATACATACGGAATACGATCACCTGGTCCTGGTTTGTTACCGGGGTCACGTTGTCCCATACGTTCTGCCAATACTTTGTGTGCAATTTGTTTTGGATTTTTATAAAAGGAACGCAATGATTTGCTTACAATGAGTTTATGAATAGGTATATTTTGATTTACAATATCATTCAACATTTTATCTAAAAACTCAATAGAATGATTAATGTTTTGTTCTTTCATTAAAATATCAATGATTCCCCCATATACATCTTTGACAATGGGTGCATTATCACGACGCTTCAATACAATTCCCATGCTTTTGCGTTTACAATAGTTTGGATCTTCTTCATACAACATACCCACATAACGTTTTTTCGATAGTAAACAAAACGGCATGAATGTTTTTTCATACTCTAAATCATGGGGATTTTTAAGAAATTTCGTTGCCAGTTCTCCCGCTTCTTTTGCAAGATCAATGGTTAATTCTAACGCTTTTTTTCCCCGTATTGGTTCATTTTTTTCATTTTTTAGATTAAACGTAAAGAATACGCTGTCCGTATCTCCATAAATGTATTCCGCGTTTGTAATTACTTTACCGTGTTTTGTATCTACCTTCAGATTTGAATACACTCCTTCAATCAAGTCTCGAGCGTAATACAATAATTTTCTTCCTGTTGCGGTTGTAGATGCAGCCACATCCATTTCATAGAAAGTGCTTGTTTTTGCACCCGTTTGTCCATATAAACTGTTGGCAGTAACTTTAATCGATAATTGACGTTTATCCAAAATATTTTTCATAAAGGGGTCACTTTCTTTTTTCATTTGTTTTTTGGTTGCCGAACGTGCGTTTAACAACTCTTCCAAAATAGACGGCATGATTGCTTTTTCATTATCTGGAAATTGTGCATATCTGCAAATTTTATATCCAGTGAGCACTTTTTTTGCGGCGGCGCTTGCGCTGGTTCGTTTAAATGCAAACGTGTCGTATTGAATATCTACGTATTTATAACCAGGTAACTTATCATATTTGTATTTGCCCTTTTTTGGACCCTGTTTTATTTTTTCTCCGGTTTCATACAATAAATTATCATCCAAATCATATGTTTTTGTCCATACTTTAGAGTCATGTGAAATATTTTCAGAAATAATCGAAGATGGATATAGAGAACTATAATCTACACAAGCAACTGGATTATCTAGATACAAATTCGTTTTAGGTTCCAAAACAATTGCACCTTCATACATATCCCACATGCTACCTTTGCTAATCAACGGCATAAGCGTGCCTTTTTCTCGACATTTTTTCGCAATATAAGAGGTAAGTTTAATACCTTGTCCCCTCATCATGAGGAAACTAATGGGCACGGAACAAATTTTACTCATCTCAATATAGGTCGTCATGATATCGATTTTCTGAAAAATTTGATGTACAAGATTGCAATCCTGAATACAATATTTTGCAATAATTCCCTTTTCATTCGGACCTTCGTTGGTCATTCGGAAAATATCTTGCGGTGTTACATCGTCTTTTGCAAGTCCCCATTGAATGGTTTCATTCTCTACATTTTCAAGATGCCCGTCAATAACAAAACCATCTTCTTCTAGTTCAATGACCTTGAATTTTTTACCATTTTCATATAAATCATTCGAATGATTGATAATTTCAAAATGAACGAAACAATTCAACGTAATTCCTTTCATATTTTTTGTTTCGATTTTACATGTTTGAATACTTTCATCCTCTTCTTCTACATAATTTGTAAAGGACTTTACTTTATCCGAAATTAGATAAGAAGATACGTAATCTAATTTATAGGATGGTAAAATAAATTCTTTTCTCATATAGGTAAAAACATCAATTTGAAGACGTCCTTCCATGTTTGGATATTTTAAATCATATGCACCCGACGCCAAAATAATACTGGTTTCATTGAGTTCTTCTTTGACTTCGCCATTATATCTGGATAAATTCATAAACTCTAAAACACAATTATTTTCATCCGCGCGATCATACATAAAAGGGTAATCAAACCCAAATATATTGTATCCAATAATAATATCGGGGTCTTCTTTTTGTATTACTTTCGCCCATGCAACAAGAACATCCTTTTCGTTATCATAACATTCAATAACTTGATTTTTTTTATCTAGATTCGTTGTTTTTCCTAAACAAATACAATGATTGAGTTCGCTTTCTTCTTTACCATAAGTAACAAATGTAGAACCAATAAATGTGACATAATCTCCTTCCAATTCGGGAAAATGTTTGTTGAGAGCTTCTAATAGATAAGACGTTTTAATTTTTGTTTCCTTTGAATCATCTTGAAGGATATCCATCAATTTTATTTTATTATTTTTTTTTGGGATTGGTTTTTGTTTTGGTTTATTAACTTGTCCTTCTTCTGCAAATTCAAACGATTCGATATCATTATCTAATGTTTGATCTTTGTCTTCGACACTATTAAAATAAGCGTTCATGGAATGTTCTATATTTTGAATATCATCTTCTGACAGATTTAATTGATGTGAAATGAGATTTTTAAACTGAATGTTAAACATTTTATCAGTATAGTTTTTTTCTTTTGGAAAACAAGTATCAATTGTCACGTCTTGTCCCAACCCAAATATACATAATAATGCTTGTTTTAGTGTAATTTCGTATCCCCAATCTTCAATCTTATCTTGATTTTTTTCCATATATTCAATCAAATCAAAAGAAACCTTTTTATAATCTTTTTTGGCGTTTGGAAAATCTCCATGAGAACTGGACGCCTCAATATCAAAACTACATATTTTATAAGGAACAACCGTCTCCTTGTTTGGTTGACTTTGAATATGTTTACAAGATACTTCTAATTCAATCGTGGTATTTGTCATTTTCATTTTTTTGTCAATTTTTTTGTAATTATCAATACATACCCAACCAGATGGTGAAATATTTTGAATATGAAAGAAACGCAACATAGGAGGAATCATGGTTTCGTATAATTCTGTTTTAGTATCATTATATTCATACCCACCTTTCAACAATCTTTGTTTTTCTCGATCATAATAAAGCGGTTTTATTTTATAAAATGGATTCATATTATGACACTTAAATAATATAAATTTGTGTTTTTTGTGATTATCAAACTGATATAGTGTTTTTTGTTCAACCAATTCGGCGCTTTCAATATCATCGCAGAGTGTTTTGTATAATGCAAAATTTGTTTGTTTGTGTTTTTCTTTTAGGTGTTTTATAAATTGACTAACGTCGGTTTCGTCCCATTCTCCTCCAACTTTAATGTAAAAGAATGGTTTGAAATCGTCAATATGAACACAATAGGTATTTCGATTTTCGTCGATACCATACATACGAATAAAGAAATTATCATTGTCCTTAAATGTGGAACATTGAAAATCAATACATCGAAATGATATTTGTTTTTTTGTTTTTGACATCATGGCAGTCATAATGTCAAAAGATATACTACATTACTATTATTGGTTTAAATTAAAATCAATTTTTTATTATACCTCGTTTTTTATATTTTTTTGTCCTTTTTTTTGTATCTTTTTTTCCGGTTTTTTTATTTTCCCCTTTTTTCGCTGTTTTTCTTTTCCCCTTTTTCCCCTTTTTTGTTGTCTTCTTTCTATTTTTAGCAAGTTGAATAGAATCCTCAATATTATCACTTTCAAGCACTCGTCTTTCTTTCATAAGATTTTTGTTTTTATTTAAAAAGAAACTAACTTTTCTTTTTTTTAATTGATTTGATGCATTTAATTTATTTTTTTGAGAAATGCTATTTAAATTAGATAAAACAAATTGAATCATATTTTGGGTATTACGTTCCTTTTCAAATTGACTTAATTTACCATTATTTACATTTAAGATGGACGGAAAACCATTTATTGTATTTTTCATTGGATGATGGATTGAATCCATGTGTTCACCATTTACTTCATAAATATTGCAATTTTTTTTACTTTTTAATTTTTGTTTCATTTCTTCCCATTGCGGTTTTAACGCAGTACAATGAGAACATTGAGGATGAAAAAATAGAACAGTTCCATTTTGTTTTCCATTTAATTGATTTAACAACATTCCATTTGTATTATCTATTTTAAAAACTTTCATAATATAATATATAAATATATTAAAAGAATGAATAAAAATATTAAATTAGTCGTTTATTGTTTGATTTTATTTATAATTTTATTTATGATTTATTGTTCATGTAATCAAGAACCAAAACCATATGAAGGATTTGTTTCAAGTCAATGTCCGTCGATGATGATTAAAAAAGGTGATCAAATTTTGTTATATAATCCGGAAAAGGTAAAAGTGCCCGGGGTAAATCCAATTGTTTTAAAATCATTAAATGATTACGAAAAATATTTAAAATGGCAACGTGCAAATGGTATGAATTGTCCTATTTTACATTTAGAACAAGTTTTTAATACACAAGGAGATGCACAATATGAAATTCGCAATTCCTTTATGTTGAACGAACCAATAAATGCTCTAAATCAAGAATTGCCTAATTTAAGAGGACCTCCATGCATGGAGAGATTAATGAATACAAATGTAGAAAATACGCCATTTAATCAAAACATGTATCCGCCTTTTCCAACTGATCCACAAAATCAAGAAATTGGAAAAATAACAGAAAACGTATTAAGCGCCGAACCTCCTCAAAGTGGATAAATAATGCGTATAAATGATAAAAAAAGAATAATTGTAATTATTGTAAGCCCTTATAGCTCAGTGGTAGAGCACTTGCCTTGTAAGCAAGGGGTCCTGAGTTCAATCCTCAGTGGGGGCTTTATAGTTAATAAAATTGATTTAGATATTTTAGGATACATCATACAATATCTAAAATGAAGTTTGTCATTCAAAACCAAGAACGCGCCCAAAAATGGATCGAGTTGTTTAAAATCATTAAATATTTGAATTCTTATACAACCATTTGCGCCCAAGAAAGCAAAATGTTGATTCAAATCATGGACGACAGTCATGTATGTTTGTTGAATATTAATATTGAAAAAGATTGGTTTGAGTCTTATAACAGCGAAAATGAAACATTGTCTTTTATGTCAACCATTATGGTGAAACTTCTTCATTTGTATGCTCCAAAAACGACTATGGTGTTTGAAACCATTAACGAAAAACTACAAATTACATTTCAATATGAAAACAAGACAGAAAAAATATTCGAATTGCATCTTATTGATATTGATAAAGATTTACTTGATTCCCAAGAAATCGAAGGTAGTCTAGAATGTTGTATAGAAACCAAAGCGTTTGATAAATATATTTCGGAAATGATGTTGTTTGGTGATAGCATGGAATTTGTTTGTTACAAAGAAAACTTATTTATGAAGTCGTCAGGCGACGAAGGAAATTATAGTTTAAAAATGCCATATGAAGTATTGGATGAACTTGTTATGGAAGAAGATTTGCAACTAAGAACCCGAGTTAGTCTAAAATATTTGTATTATTTGACAAAATCACACAATGTATTTAAAAAAATCCAATTAAAAATTCAACAAGATGTCCCCTTTCATGTTGTAATTGAAGAACCTATGTTTAAATTGCAATATTATATTGCTCCAAAAATAAGCGACGACGAAGATGAAAGAGAAGATTTTGGAGAATTTGAAGATGATATATACGAAAATCTAGAAAATAAAGTTATGTAAGTTAAAATAAAAACGATTTAATAATTCAAATAATTAAGTTATAATGTGGATAGAATTATGCATTATAGTATGTATAGTTTTTTTTTATTTTCTGTGTTACGTTGATACAAAAATAAATAAATATGACAACGTTTCACTATTTGATAAAGAATTAACACGAACGAATATAAATCATGAAATTTATTTAAAATTACCTTTTTATTTTAATGGCAAACATGTAAACGAATCTTATTCTAAAAATGAATTAACAAAAATAATAAAAGAAAAAGGAAAATACGAAAAATATGAAAAACAATATGATTCGACGATTCCATTATTAGAACCATACACGAGATTTAATGTTTCTCAAGATATATACTATATTTTTAAAAACGGGTCGCTTCCATTATTAAAAGACAATTGTAGTATAAATTATTATATTGTAAAAAAAGGAATTTGTAAAATATCATTAATTCATCCAAAATACAAAGAACATTTTACATCAAATACAAATATAGAATCAAAAATTCAATTTATAAAGGATAATGACCGCATACAATGTATGATTTTTCATGAAAATACAATTATTTACGTTCCAAATGACTGGATTCTTTATATAGAAAACGGTGATAAAAAGACAACTATCCTACAAGTCCTTCATTATTCGACATTATGTAATCAGTTAATTGGTTGGTGTAAAAAAGTATTTAATAAAAAAATACATTAAAATATAATGTATGATCAATCGATTCTTTTATTAAAAAACTTTCAAGAATCTATTCAAGAAAACATACCAGAAAATATACAAGAAAAAATACAAAAAACAATCCAAAATACGTTTATCAATGAACGAACTCCTTTTTATTTTATAAGCAGTGTGTTTTTATTTATAACCATTATTCTTAGTTTAATGGGTGCGATTTATTCAAATGAAAATTATTCCGATTTTTTTCCGAACGCAGGAAAGTATTATGATATACCAATTCATGACAATACAATTGTAGATCGTTTATGTTGGTATTTTTCACAAATTACACATCATACGATTATATTATTATTTTTTTACTTTTTTTTAGCATTTATAAATCACAAATCTGAAAAATTTTTTAAAATGGTTGCTCCTCTTGCATTAACTATAAGTGTCTTGTATTTTGTATTATTATATCCGCGTCAAAATTTACAATTGCACCAATTGTCGTTTTGTAGTTTTTTCTCCCATTTTATGATTATTTTTTTAGTTTTTGGAGAATTTATGTATATAAAAGATTATACGTTTAAGGAAACAACCCATTGTTTTATTTTTATATTAACTTGTTTATGTGCAATTTTAATTAATTATTTATTGAGAGGTGTTTGGTCTTATAATTTAGTAAAATTAGATAGATACAGTGGTTGGAAATTAGTAAGTATGACGGTATTACTTATGTATTTTTTTAGTTTTTTGTTTTATTTATTTAAATACAAAAACAAAAATAACTTTGGAATAAAAACGAAAGATTTATTAAAAAGCATTCATTTTTTTAGTTCTGCAATTGCAATTATTTGGTTTCAATTGAATTTTAAATAATATATAAAACAATGTAAACAAATTATTTTATATATTGTATTATGAAAATTACAGAAACATTTGATGAAATGAATTTAACCGATGAATTATTGCGCGGAATATTAGCGTATGGATTTGAAATGCCGTCGACGATTCAAAAACAGGCAATTATACCAATAACAGAACGAAAAGATATAATCGCACAAGCGCAAAGCGGAACCGGAAAAACAGGAACATTTGTAATTGGAAGTTTGCAACAACTAGACCTAACCATTAAAAATACACAAATTATTATATTGTCACCAACCCGAGAATTATCACTACAAATAAATAAAGTTATATCAGAAATTGGTAAATACATGAATATAACATCTTATGCTTGTATTGGCGGAACAAATGTTCGACAATGTATAAATGAGTTAAAAAGTGGAAAACAAATTGTCGTAGGGACACCAGGTAGAATTTATGATATGATAAATAAAGGTGCGTTACAATTAAATAATTTAAAGTCAATTATAATTGACGAAGCAGATGATATGTTGGATCGTGGGTTTTTGGAACAACTTAAAATTATATTTAAGTATATTGAACCGGAGGTTCAGGTTTGTATTTTTAGCGCTACAATGCCATTAGACATTTTAGAAACAACGAAATCATTTATGAATGAACCTCTTCATATTTTAGTAAAAAAAGATGAATTAACATTAGATGGAATAAAGCAATATTATATTGCATTAGAACAAGAAGATTATAAATTAGAAACATTGTGTGATTTGTATGAAAATTTAAGTATATCTCAAGCCATTATATATTGTAATACTCGACGCAAAGTAGAGTGGTTGGCGCATAAATTAACTTCTATGGATTTTGGAGTTTCGTGTATTCACGGAGAAATGAATTTTGACGAACGAACCTTAATTATGAACGAGTTTATGAATGGATCTACACGTATTTTAATTTCAACGGATTTACTTGCAAGAGGTATAGATATTCAACAAATTTCGTTGGTTATTAATTATGAGTTACCTGTTCATAGAGAGAATTATATTCATCGTATTGGTCGGTCTGGGCGATTCGGTCGTAAAGGAATGGCCATTAATTTTATTATACCACAAGATATTTCTAAAGCCCGAGATATTGAAACATTTTATCAAACAGAAATGAAAGAATTTACAACTAATTTATTAAATTAAAACTTTAATAAAAAAAAATAAAGTAGTATATTATAAAATGCCAGTAGTAGAACTGACGAACGATTTAATGACATTGTCAGATGATTTGGTTGTTCAAAAAAAATGTGTAATTTATAATTATTCAGAGAATTCATGGTCTATTTATGGTAATCCAAATACATCAACTGGAAATTTATTGGTTAAAAATGATGATGCTGATAAAACTGTAGACTGGGTTGTTTGGCATGGTAGAACTAATAGTAGGTGGACTGATTACAATGAGAGATATGTAGAAAATATAAAAATAAATGACATTAGTCAAGGATTCATAATAGGGGGAGCAGGGAGGACCTGTTATTACCTAACAAAGGACGGAAAACTGTTAACAACACATAATTGGAATAAATATTACTACGACAGAGGTATCGAAGGTCAATATTGGGGTTTCGGCGCAACAGAAGAAGAAGCAAAATTATCTGGCACAAACCTGTGGAGAAATTATGGTGAAAGTCTGTTTTCTGGAAAGAGACTGATAAAATATAATTCGCGTCCCGCTCCTAATAGATATACATTTAACCCCAATCACATCTGTTTAGATTTAAAACCACTTGTAGATGGTAGTACAGAAGACAAAAAGGTAAAGGCTATATATGGAAATATGTATACGATCGGTATATTAATGGAGACTGGTCGTTTTTATACGGTTGGAGATTTTTGGTACTCACAACAATACTACCCTTATTCGGCGTCGGCGTCAGAATCCATAAATGGTAGTCCAGCTGGAAGACATATAGATAATCATGTGTTACCAGAATTAAAAGATGGTGTTAAATTTGTCTATACCGGGTTCCATTATGGGATGCTTGTAATAAAGGATAACGGAAAAGTATATAGTCATCAACCTTGGAATTTTTATTTTGGGATTATAGGAAAAAATGAACAAGTTTATTCCCAATTAAATAATGGCGATTTTGGACCAATATTTGGAGTATATGTAGTTCCAAGGTTAGGTTATTTAATTAAAACGCGAAATGGAAATGTTATACCAACTGGTCGTCTTATAAGTTCTTATTATTACCCCTATATTAACGGCGGATATTTAAGTTTCGAAGATTTACCTACAATATCATATATTGTGACAAATGAATACAACTATGTTATGCTCGATTCTTTTGGAAAAATATATACAAATTCGGATATCAACCGTGGTTCGCATTCTAAGAGGAATCCATACGAACGTATCAGTGACATCAGCGGTATTACTGACATATTTTCGTCGAAAGACAGTTTTGCTGCATTTAAGAGAGGAACTGATAATAAACTTGAATATGTAGATAGTTGGCCATCGAATGAATCTTATTATTTTTATACGTGGGTATTAAGAAAAACGTATATAGAGCAGTTTTATGATGTATCAAGAGGAGAGGTCGGAGATGGTTGGAAAGTAGGCATTGACAAGGTCTGTTGTACAGGTGGAGTCAGAACACCCCATTGGTATATATTAAAAGATGACGGTCGTGGAACAAATACATATAAATTAGTATATGCATGGGGATGTATTCATGGTTCAAATGATCAACATTTAAAAGATGATGAAGTCGGAAACTACAGGTGGAACAAACTCAATGGTGGAGGAATTAAATCAGTTCATTCCACAAATTCAGTAATGTTATTTTTATTTGACGATGATAAAACTATAATGACAAATGGAGGATTAATAACTGGTTCGACGAGAGAAGCTAGTCAAATTCCACCAGAATATCCAGATAAAACGCATTCTGACTGGCGTTCAGATAATACGTGGCAACAAGGAGCGGAAAGAACGTTCACATTTAACGATACTATTCAAAGCATAACAAGTCGAGGAGCAGCGTTTACTATAACACTTATCGATAATGATGGAAAACCATATGTAAAGGAAATTGGAGATACTTGGAGTGGGTGTCAGAAAACATACGTTGCTAATGGACTACACTATGACAATATAACGAACAATAAAAAGAAGAACGGTTACGGGTTACGGTCGAATTGGACTACCAATTATTATCCAAATATAGATGAAGGTGATTCGCTGAGCGCGGTAGAAACAAAAATAAACATAAAAACTGATATTTTAGACAAAAAAGAATATCTAGATATATATAGTGTAACGAGTAACGAATGTCATTGTGACGAAAGTGGTAATAACGTTGCATATTATATGTATAATTATCAAAATTTTAGTTTTCTTACATTTCCGATAGTTACTATTACGTCAACTAATATTGTTAATTCTGGGTTTATAACGTCGCCTGATACTACAGTAATAAATATTGTATTTACGTTAAATAGTGGTAATTCTATTTCCAATTTTAATACAAGTTATTTAGATTTTTTGAATTGTTCTATTGTAAATGGAGAAAGTTTAATAGATAATAGTCCATTAGACGAACCTGGTGTTGGTCCATGGGAATTGAATGTTATTGCGGAGGATAGTTTAACACCGGATTCTGAAGGAATTATATATTTTCATGTAAAAATTAATGGAGACATCTTTAATGTCAATTTCGAAGGAGAGGAGAAGTTAAACCTACCGAGCAAAATAACATGGAGAACAGACGTAAAGTGTATAGCAATAAGTTTTTACTATGAGAACTGGCTGCTGCGATATGGTTATACAATAGTATATATAGACTTTTATGAAACTATTGCAGATTTAACTTGGGATGATTTAGAATTCACAAATTGTAATGATCCCAATACTTCATATTTAGCAGTCGCTCCTTGGAAAGGAGGTATCAGAACCGCGAACTGGAGGCAGACATGGAGTTCAAGTGAACAAAGGTATATTAAAAGTAAGTATTTCTATATTTTTCCAAATAATTATACAAGTTGGCCATGGGGTTTTACAACCACAAATATAACAGATACAGATTCAGATATAGAAACCGAATTTTATCGATGGCATTTTAAACGTTTTTATTCAGAAGCATTCTCTACTGGTTTTACAGCAAATGTTAAAGTATCACAAAATAAATATAATGATACAACTGGGAATACAAATTTGGAAAGTTCGGAAATTGATATTCCCTTTATTGGTCTTGATAATATGATAACAGCAGTTAACATAACCGCAACTTTTCTAGACGAAAGTATTATTGAACAAGGAACCATTACATCTACCAGGGATATAATAGTAACAATTGTATTTGAAGACCCAGTTATATATTTCGATAGGTATGATCTTGTCCTTACTAATGTAGATTATCTAGGCAATTGGAGTCAAAGTGATGATAATAAAACTTATATATTTAATGCGAGGGCAATTGATAATGGAGATTGTATTATAGAAATAGCTTGGGGGAGAGGTGAGAATGGTAGTTATGACGGATGGTGGAGGAATCAGACTACTCAACAGGACTCTGATTGGATTCGAATAACCGACCCAGATAGTCTTCCTAAGTTCAAATTTACATACGACACGCTTCCACCTGAGGTAGAAATAACTTCATCGGATGTTGAACCGTCTACTTATACAAATTCAACTAATATACCTTTTAGTTTTCGTTTTACCGAACCTATATTTAATTTTACAAATAGTGATATTGTTTTAACCCCTTCACTGGGAGGTAATTTTACGACCCTAACTACAACGGACAATGTTACATTTAATACATTTTTTACACCAAACGGCGGCGGAAACTACAAAATTGAAGTTTTTGCAAACTCGTATAAAGATGCAGCAGAAAATCAGAATATAGAAACTGCAACGTTTGAATGGACTCAAGTTTTACAATCAAATTGTTTTGTTGAAGGAACTATTGTAAAAACCGATCAAGGAAATGTAGAAATTCAAACAGTTGACCCTAAACGTCATACAATAAATAAAAAAAAGATTAAACACCTTACTGGAACATTTAGTCCTGAAAAGAGAATAGTTTGTGTCAAAAAACACGCATTTGGAAAAAATAAACCAAACAAAGATACTAAAATGTCTGGAAGTCATAAAATTCTTTATGATGGTTGTTTGACAGAGGCTAGACAACTTGTAAATGTAAATAATAAAATTAAATTTATTGATTATAACAATGAATGTTTATATAATGTTTTAATGGAACAATCTGAAATTATGTATGTTCATAATATACCAGTAGAAACATTGCATCCTGAAAATACCCATGCAAAATTGTATAATTCTTTATTACATCCTAAACATATATACGATATAACAAAAAGATTAAATAAGGCAATTTTTACAAACAATAAAGAAGAATATATTGCAGCGGAATATGAATTAAGACATCCTGAAACTATCAAACCTGAAGTTATGATGGCATATGATATGTAATGAAAATGATTTAAAAATCTATATATTTTAAATCATTATTTAATTCGTTTATAATCATGTTTATGTATAATTTCATAGTCTTCGAATAGTTTTATATTTTTTTTACTATGTTTTTTAGATTTTTTTTTTAAAGAAGTTATATTCAATTCTTTTTCTTTTATTTGAATACAATAATTTACATATTCTGGGGTAGACATATATATTCAACGACATATTATTTTTAAGTATAATATGTCGATGTTTAAAGATATACATAAAATTGCTGGGATAAATTAAATTTAAGGATCGTATGGGTTCACTATCGGAAGATCCACTAGTCCATGACGTGTAAACCCGTCGACGAGTTTAACCGCAAACTCCTTGTCATCATTATCCGCCGGTATACTATCGGACGTGCCCAATTCTTTAAGATATGCAACTTTATTGGTTATAAGTCTTTTGTAATCATTCGTTTTTATATTGTCATCGATGTCATATATACATATGTTTGTTTTGAAATTTGACTTATTGGTCTCAAATAATTCCAAAAAGGTCTGGGGCTTACGTGCTGCTGCTGCTGCTGTATTCGGATTATCTAGAGCCATCTGAAATATAGTGTACATTAAAGTTTTAAAAAAAACATCCATGTTATCTGATGTTTGCGTTTTCTTCAAACCCCATGTGGGATGTTGTTTACAATAGGGATTCTCAGTACAAAGAAGTGTTTGAAATTTCGTTTCTTTACTCCACTCTGGTTTTGGTGTCGTGTCATCAGATATTAATGGTCTAGAATCAGTAAGTTCGCTGCCTATTCCATTGTCTAACTTTTTGAATAACACCTTGTTTGATTTTTGAACCGGTTTAAATTTCTTTATAATATCGCCTTTATATTTTTGGAATGAAATTACATCAACAAATCCGCCACCAATCCATGCCGACATCTTCAAACGTGAACGGTCTGGAGTGAGATAAATATCATATACGTTCAACATTACGCTAACATATACAGAATTGGTACCTATGGTGGCCGTGCCCTGATCTAGACAAACGACCGAGTAAAACAATATAAGAACATGAATAAACACATTTCTTACGGCGCCTAACTGGTCATTTAATAATAGGTTTTCAATGCCGCGGCTGGTGTTTTCTGCTACTTTAAAAGTTTGGCGCCACGACGACACAGCTTCATCTTGTCCAGCATCATATATATTATATATTAATGCATCAAACTTTGTTAATAACCCATTTTTGTTTAGACGAAATAAGATAGAACTAAAACTATGTAATGCTAAATATATGGTATATTTAAACTTTTCTCTCGCCGCATCCGCTGCACCCGCCTCCTCCTTCTCCTGCACCGGCCCCGGCTTCTCCTCCTCCGCCTCCTCCTTCTCCTGCACCGGCACCTGATCATAGTTGTGTCTTTCATGAGAAGTTATTGCATTATTATCCCACCTCACCCTCATCGGCGATAGATTTCGTATGGATTGTACTATGTCAGTATTAGAAATCGAAAATTTACCGAATCTTCTTATTTTAATTTCTCCATTAGGCACACTTGAATTCAATACCAATGTAGTATTAGTCTGTTTCGAATTTTCATATTTGTTAGATAATGTTTTATTATCATCGTATTCGTTCAATAGATATGCACTATGGATTTCCAATCCATTATTTAATCTCGATTTAATCATCTTAATTCCAACATGCTCAAATGTAACCAAGTAATAATAAAATTGAGGAGGAGTCATAGGAGGATCAATTTGAGGAGCCTGAGGGTGCTGTGAAGAATGAGACCGAGGCGTGGAGACAATTTTAATTTCTATAATAGCCATATTTCTTCTTTTACTACGACTAAACGACGACCCTGTCACCGCATCTTTTATTGCATTAAATGTTTCTATAATATTAATGTTAATGTTAATTTTATCGTATAAGTTCATTTTTGTTTTTAAATCATAGTTCATTTTTGTTTTTAAATCATTAAGTCCTTCGGACAGGTCTGACCGGACCCCTCCTTTTAATGTTTTTCTAACTTTATTTTGTTTTCTTTGAGTTTTTCTAACTTTATTTTGTTTTCTTTGAGTTTTTCTAACTTTATTTTTATTTCTGCGAGTTTTTCTAAAGTTATTTTTATTTCTGCGAGTTTTTCTAAAGTTATTTTGTTTTCTTGATTTGGTCATTATATATATATATATATAAGATAATTCATTACTTTATAAATTCATCTATTTGATGAAAATTTAAATATTTAAAAATAGTTTGTTGTTTGACTTTTAATTGTTTCATCTTTTCTTGATATAGTTCAACACAATTCTTTTACTTCTTCTAAATTTAAAGGGAGTTGTTGAACATTTTGAAGTGCTCTTTCTTGAGTTTTATTTTGGATTAACTTTTTAAAAGAACGCGGTTTTATAATATAAATAAAAAATTATTGTTTAAGTATTGAAGTTAATAAGAATAACACGTCACTTTTTTAATAATTAAATTATATTATAAAATTATTTAAACATAATTCATATGATAGATATATATTGTAATGCTAAAATCACTACGCATCCTTCTTTTTATTCCAGTCGTATCTGCATTTCAAAATGCAAAAACAACTAGAACAAAACCAGTTGTAAATTCATTTGAATTTTATGGAGATATTCAACCAACCGGGTTTTTTGATCCTCTTCAAGTGACAAACAATTGCGATGAAAAGACCCTAAAATATATGCGCGAAGCAGAACTCCATCATGGACGAATTGCAATGACTGCATCACTATTACTACCAATTATTGATAAACTAGAACCAGATACATTGGCAGTAAATGCACTAAGTCAATCAGGATCTACTTTGAATAATGTTGCGCTTGGATCCATGGGTTTTTTTGAATTTGCACGAATGACATCGCTATATAAATTTCCACGCGAATCATTGTTTGAACTAAAAAATGATGTTCAACCCGGTCAATTGAATCCATATACAAAACTAAACATCGAACAAGCAAACAAAGAGTTGTCAAATGGACGACTTGCGATGATTGGTGTTTTGGGTTATATGATCCAAGAATTAGTTACAAATCAAAAAATATTTTAATACCTATATATACAAACATGGAAGCCGCTAGTAAAGATATTTTGTTAGGTTCTTTAGTAGAATTATTGAATGATGTTGAATTTAAAAAGGAGTTTGTCCGTAAATTGAACGAAAATGTAGACATTCCAATTATCAATGAAAAAACGGAGAAAAAGGTGATTAATACTTTATATAAATTAATGGTAGATCAAGTTGAAGTTGCGATCGAAAAAATACAAAAAAACGATTAAATAAAATATTTTATCTATATAAATGAATCAAACCCAACTTAGAAAATATGGATTAGAGTGTTTAGGAACGATTATTTTTATATATGTAATTTTAATGTCGAATAATGCGTGGATGATTGGTTTGGCGCTTGCAGTTGTAATTTATATTGCCGGTCCAATAACAGGTGGTCATTTTAATCCAGCAGTAACGATTACAATGTACGCGAAAAAGGTAATTAAAATGAATGATGCTATTTTTTATATATTATCACAAGTAATTGGTGGTTTAATTGCATTAGGATTATATAGTGCAGTTTAATATCATGACGCTGTAAAAAAATTGATTTAAATATATGTTTTATAGAAAATATATATTTATAATGGGGTGTACTTATTCACACAATAACGAATTGATGACTATGACAAAAGAAAACACGCGACTATTATCACTGAATGGTCAAGAATTCGACGCAAAAGTTGTTTATGTTTATGATGGAGATACAATTCATGTTGTTTTTCGCACATTTAATAATTATTATCGATGGAATTGTCGTATTTTCGGCGTAGATACACCGGAATTGCGAACGAAAGATGAAAAAGAAAAAAAAAAAGGTTATATGGTTCGTGATAAAGTAAAAGAAAACTTTTTTGAAAAAATTGTAAAAATTAAATGTTATGATTTTGATAAATATGGTCGTCTGTTAATTGATGTATATTTGCCAAAAAATATACCAGATAAAAAAGACACAACATTATTAAGCGAGTGGTTGATTGCAAATGGTTATGCGTATGCTTATGGAGGCGGAACTAAAATAAAATGGGACTTATAAGTTATTGCGCCGCGGTTGCACTGCAATTTCCCCAAGATTCACCACATTTATACCCTAAACAATATGGTAATTCGGATGGACAATTATATTTTGTATCTTGAACTACACCAGATTGACCACAACATAATGGGTCGCCTATTTGTGCGTTGTTATTTGCTAAACATTTAATTGGTTTATTTTCCTCACATTTTTCATCTTGACCATCGCCTTCGCAACAATTTGATACAGAACCATGTTCTAAGAAACATTTTTTTGTTTCAGAATACGAACCATCATCTTTATATAATATAACATAATCTCCACTTACATCCATAGGAATATTAGAAGTATTCATTTTTATAAATCCATCTAATCCACTAATATCAGCGCCCGAAATATTTTTTATAGTAGTAATACCATTAAGACGAAATGTAATTTCATTATTGTTGCAATCTTTTGGTAAATTTAAGGCGTTTGAGTTATTTTTTAATGAATTATTACATATTATATGTTGTGTTGTAGGAGAACCAGATGAATCATTACAATAAAAATTAAATGATTTTCCTAATGTATAGTCACTATCTGTTACTTCATTAAGAGTTGTTCCAGATGGACATGTTATATTTCCGGCGGGACAATATAAAAATTCTCCACTAATTCCACCACCTGTTATATTTGTTATATTTGTTCTATCCATATTAAATGGGGTATTTTCGACGCCACCATCACAACTACTTACGGTCGTATCATTCGCCATGGAAACACACGAATTATTACTTTTATCCCATAAACACTGTGTATCAGGTGAATCGGATAATGCGGAATTTACACATTTATTGCAAGTATCTAATGAAGTTGCAGTGCAACTTGCAACATAATTTGGACTTTCTAATCCCTCTTGAACACGAACATTAAAAATCATACCTAAAAAGGGGACGGCAATAAAAACAATTAATAAAATAATTAAAATATTTTTCAGTTTTGACGGATACATCTTATATAAAATAGTTATTTTATTTTACATAAAATTAAAATAAAATAATTTATTGAGCACTTGTATCAGATGTACATTTTCCCCAAGTTTCTCCACATTTATAACCAACACAATTTGGATATTCCGATGGACAATTATGTTTTGTATTTTGAACAACCCCGGTTTGTCCACAGCATAAAGGATCTCCAATTTGTGCACTATTATTTGCTAAACATTTAATAGTTTGAGGAGTAACGCATGACGAAGAACTGTCATTATCTGGACAACACAGGGAAGAATCATTGTTTAAAAAACAAAAATCTCCTTTAAATAATTCTTTCTCGGTTTCATTATATAAATAAACAAAACTACTATCAGTTGTTAAAGGTATATAACTAAATGGATCAGTAAATCCAGTCAAATCACTTCCAACTAATTTTGTTTCACTTCTATCTGATGTAATATCCATAAATGTAATTTCTTGATACGAAGCGTCTTCTGTACAACTAGATTTGATAGTAATTGGTTTATCTGGTTGTAGTTTCCCTCCCTCACATTTTACATGAGTTGCTGTTTGATTTTGCGTAATACGGTCGATACAATAATAATTATACGACTTTCCACCACCATTCGCAAGAGTATAATTCTCGGTTTCTTCTAGCATGGGTTCATTTCCAGAAGGACATGTTATATTGCCCCCAATACAGTATAAAAATTCATCTGGTTTTCCTGTATAAGTAGCAGAAAGAGGTTTTCCGCTAATATTTACTCGGTCTATTTTAAATTCAGAATTATTGGCGAGTGGAGCATCACTAATTCCTGTTCCAAATGCAGCATTTCCTTCTACAAATGGTTCATTGTAAGTATTTATAATTTCTTGCATTGTTGTAATCGCGTCGGAAACATTATTTATATTTGTTTGCGCGTCTGAAATAGAATCAGTCGCACCTGAAATATCATCCTCTAGTATTTCGTTTTCTGTATCATTGATATTTGTTTCTGTTAATGAAATATCTTCTTGTGCGTTAGAAAGATCATCCTCGATCTCATCAATTACTTCATTTGCACTTGAGTCTTCCATTGTTTCTTTATACTTATATGGTGTTATATCAAATAACATAAATATAAGTGGAATAATTACAAAAACACATAATAATATAATAAAAATGTTTTTGATATGTTTTTTATTCATTATATAATAAAGAGTATTATTTTATTTTATTTAATATTGCAATTTGTGATTGCGCTATTTTTTCTAAAATAATAGATTGAATTCTAATTTTTTCTTCAAGTTTAGTAATTTTCTCTTGGAATAACTTAAAATCCAAATTATTTTGTATTATTGGTGTGGTTTGAAATGAATCATTTGAAATAGTTTCATTTGGTGAAATAACTTGATTTGATGAAATAACTTGATTTGATGAAATAGTTTCGTTTGATGAAATAACTTGATTTGACATATTATTTCCAAGATTTAAAACCGTTTCGCGTTCTTTCATTTGTTTTTGAATCATTTCATCTAAATTATCTCCGGTTATAGGTTCTTCTGTAACATCATCACTAAATTTTGGGGTAGGTGGTATATTTTTATTCATCATTGTGTCAAATTCTGTTTGTTTTTGTTGTAACTGGGTGTCAAATTTATTTTGTTTATCTAATTGTAAAGAATCTCGAGTAATTTGTTTTAATGGTTGAACCTCTTTATTAATTTCTCCAACTAATGTTTGTTTTATAAGTCCATCATTTCCTTCCCCTTGTTGTTGTAAAATTTGATGTTGGTGATTGCTAATACTATTTTCAAATATTGTTTTTACTTTTTCAAGATGTTCTTCCGGAATATTATCAAATACTTTCATAGAAGTGCATATTGACCAAAGTTCCTTTTTAAATCTCATTATTCCATTATCAAATTTCTCCATGTATATATAATCAATATATATGGAAATATTTAAATGTTATTAAAGTAAACATTTCTAAGTTTCTGGACCTGGGTATCTGAAATTCTTTTTTTTTTAAAGTAATTTAAATTATGTTTGCCTTTTAAAACTGAAATAATAAAATATAAACAATACATGCCACACTGTCCATCACCTCTTTGGTGTTCAAATGGATAATTTGTGTCTAATTTCATAGATAATTTACAATGTTTATCACATTGACCGCTTATTTTTTTTTTTAATTTCGTAATTTGTCGCGGTTCTTTTAATCCATTTGAATCAAAGAAAAATATAACTTTTTTATTTAAATCAACAAACATCGAAATCCAATGAGAACCTTCTTCGTCATGTTTATCAGTATTAAAAACAAATCCTAAATTACTTTTCCCAGCATCTAATAATTTCTTAACACTTATATTACATATTTCAGGCCATACACAATTATTATTATATTCAATTGTATCATAATCAATTGGCGATGGTCCAAAAAATTTAAAGTTATTATAAGTATCTTCATATTGCTTCATCACATTTGTGATTTCGATACTACTTAACCATTCATTCTTATTTGTTTTCCAAGCCTTTGGTGTAAGTGGTGCAAATAAACGTTTTTTCAATAGATTTTTTTTATTTACATCTTTAATTGTATTATCAATCCAACACATTTCATTTGTACAAGTGTGTCTAAGTTTGTCTTTCATAGATTGCCATATTAACTTAGGTTGACATGAATTTATTTTATTGTCTGGATACCGTTTATTCCATATATGTTTCATATCTTTCAAAATATTTTTATCTAAACAAGAACCTGATTTTTTATATTTACTGGTAAATTGTTTTGGATGACATTGTGATTTTTGAAATTTTTTTTTCGTGTTTTTATTTTTATTTTTTATGATTTTGTCTATAAAATCCATTAATCTATATACTATATAATTATTTTTCATTTTACTCTAATTTAAATATCTGTTGTATTGTTTTTTCTTTACTTTCTTGTTTATTTAAATTACACATTTTTAAATGAATCATATCATAAGAAACGTCCCAATTTACAACTTCATTTGATATATCTATAAAATCAAATAAAAATTCTCGTTTGTCTTTTGTCTTTTTTAATTCGTCCAAAAATATCATGAATTTTAAATAACACTTTTTGTCATGTTTTAATTCATCAAATTCATTTAAATATTCATACACCGTTTCTAAAATATATGATTTATTTTGTTCTATAAAAGTTTCTAATTCGCAAAATGAGATATCTTTTGAATTATGATTCTTTTTTGAATTTACAATATATTCGTAATACATATTATAGAATTATTTTAGATTCTTTAAATTATAACGCGTTGAATTATGAAACATGTTTGGCGCCAAGTTACAGCGATTTGGATTTGTTATAATAGGACTTGATAAATTATGTTGATCTATTTTATTTGTATTACTATGTAATGTCCCTTTGTTTTGATATAAATCTGATTTTACAGAAGGTATGTAAAATGCTTTATCATTATTCTGTAATGCCATAAATCGATTTTCTAATAAAGATTCTACGTCGACTTGTTGTAATGCATATTGAACCGGTCCTTTTGAATCTCCTGTATAAAATACTTTTTGTGTTTGGAATTCCGGATAATTTCGTAAAGGTATACTTGATTGTATTTCTTCATCGTTTGTCATAAAATGAGTGTATTTTGTGGGAACGGGTCGAGGATCAAAGTTTGGTTGAAGTTCTTGAGATGGAAATATTCGCTTGTTTAATCGTGTATTTAATGCATTGTCGTACTCTATATTACATACTTTATGTTGAAACATTCTTTACTATATATAAGAAAATAAATTAAATAGATAATTCTATTTAATTTATTAATGTGTGGTATATTTGCGTTGTTAGTAAACAACACCAAATCTATAATAGACGAATCAATATTGAATTCTTATTTTATGAAAGGGAAAAAAAGAGGTCCCGAGTTTTCTACATTAAAAAAAGAAAAAACGGGCATAGATTCATTCCAATTGTTTCTAGGGTTTCATCGTTTAGCGATTAATGGATTAGATGTTGCAAGTAATCAACCTTTGTATTATAATGATTTAAGTGTGATTTGTAATGGAGAAATTTATAATTATAAACAAATTTTAAAAGATCCGTCTATTCAAACCAAAACAAATAGTGATTGTGAAGTTATACTACAATTGTATGAAAAAAATAAATATTTGTGCGCATCTATGTTGGATGGTGTATTTTCTTTTATTCTTTATGATAAAATAAATCAAAAAATAATGGTTGCTCGAGATCCATATGGAGTGCGTCCTTTATACGAAACGAGATATAAAAATGGAAATATTGGATTTGCGTCGGATATAACACCACTAACATTTGACACATTTGAAAATATTCGACCATTTCCTCCAGGTAGTTATGCGGTTTACGAAATAGATAGGAATTATAATTGTTGGAAAATGACGCATCATGAAAAATATTTTTTTCAAAATTCATATTTACCATATTATGAATTAACCCCAGAACCATTATTGTATTATATGAGTAAATTTGCGGATATGTTTAAAAATGCGGTTCGAAAAAGGGTGGATAATTGTGAACGAGATATCGCATGTTTGCTTTCTGGTGGATTAGATAGTAGTCTTATTAGCGCAATTGTATGTAAAATGTATAAAGAAAAAACTGGTAAAATATTACAAACATATAGCATTGGATTAGAAGGTGGAGAAGATTTAAAATATGCAAAAACAGTTGCAGAACACATTGGTTCAAATCATACAGAAATTATTGTTACAAATGATCATTTTATTGAGTCAATACCAAACGTGATACGCGATATAGAAAGTTATGATACAACAACCGTTCGGGCAAGTGTTGGTAATTGGAATATTGGTAAATATATTTCAGAAAACAGCGAAGCAAAGGTTATTTTTAATGGTGATGGAGCAGATGAATTAGCAGGCGGATATTTGTATTTTCACAAATGTCCAAATGATGAAGAATTTGATAAAGAAACCCATCGTTTATTAAGCGATATTAATCGTTATGATGTGTTAAGATCAGATAAATCTATTTCTAGTCATGGTTTAGAACCAAGAACTCCATTTTTGGATAAAGAACTAACTCGATTTTATTTAAGTATACCAATTGAGATGCGCAATCATAATCGAAACAAGCATTGTGAAAAATATTTTATTCGTAAATCGATTGAATTATATGCGCCGGAATTAATTCCTAGAGAAATTCTTTGGAGAAGAAAAGAAGCGTTCAGTGATGGAGTGAGTAGCAATGAAAAATCATGGTTTGAAATTATCCAAGAACACGTGGATTCGGAAAAAGAAACAACTAAAGTATATAACCATAATCCACCAAAAACAAAGGAACAGACCTATTATCGTAAAATATTTGATTCTATTTTTCCAGAACCATGCGAAAAAGTAATTCCTTACTTTTGGATGCCGAAATATATTGAAGGTGCTCACGACGCAAGTGCTCGTACTTTAGAAATTTACAATAAATCATTATAAATCTATAAAATCTCGTATAGATTGTATAATAAAAGATGAATTTATTTCATACATATAATACGGTAAAGATATTTGTTTTTTTTGTTTTTTATATTTTTTAGTATATTTCATATTATCCAAATATGTTTTTAATAAATTCTTGTTTATATTTTGAAATATATGATATGGAAATAATTTAATCAAATCCTTATTGTCATAGTAATAAATATAATCTTCACATTTAATATATTTAATTTCAAAATCATTGTTTTCATATTTAAATAATGTATTATCAATAAAACATAATAAATGCGTATTTAGATTATCTTGTTTAATTGATTCGATAATTGCATTTGTATTTTTTTGTTTTGATTTCTCATATAATTTATAATTAAACAATGGTTTGTGGTTTACTTTTTGTTCTATAAACGAAATTACAGATTCAACGAAATGTGGTTTATTGTTGCGTGTATATAAAATAAAAAACGAAATTTGATTGTCTTTTTGAAAATATAAAATCAATAATATAATATCAAATAATTTAGGTCGAAATATAAATGGATAATGATCGAGAAGTTTAATAATCTCTAAAGTATTTAATCTTTCATTATATGTTATTTCTATAATGTTAATTAAGAAAATGATTTGTTCGAAAAAACCGATTGTATGGTCAAAATCAATAATAATCGATTTTTTCATTATGAATTAATATATGTATATATTAATATCGTTATTATGAAAAATATAGGAATAAATGATTTAAAAATAATACTAAAGTTCTATAATAATTCGGAACCAAGCACCATACGTAAAATGAAAAAAAAAGTAAACCGGGTTATTATAAACGAATTATGTTTATCAAATTGTGATAAATGTAATAATTATAAAAAATTATTAAAATTACTATATAAAAAACGATTAATTTCTCGTCAAAAAAAGAATACACATGAAAAAACAAAAAAAAAGCACACAATGATTTATAAACAAACGCGAACTCGTTCTCCAATTCATTACTTGGATGCGTAATCAATTATTTTAATTAGTATTTGTTCTTGTGTGTTTATTTTTTGAAAAAGAATACACTCATCTATTTTTAAACAAAAAAAACGATTTAGACTATTTTTGCAAATAATCCGTATTTCATTGCCATTACTTTGAACATCTACAATAAATCCACCGTTTGTTAGTTTAATATTTTCTATATGTTTTAAATTAAACCAACGAATGTATGCTCCTATTTTAATTTCATCTAATTCATCCACATATCTGTATTCTTTTAATACTTTATGAAAATGCAATAATTCATTTCGCGAAAGTTGTAATTTTTGAAGAATGTTGTTTTTCAATTCTTTTATTTTACCACTTGTTAAATATAATAATTTTTTATCATCTAATTCTTTTATAATATCTTCAATTGATACATCCAAACTAATTTTTTCCATAAATATATAATTATACAAGAGTTATATATTTATATTAAAACATTGAACCACCCAAAACAGAATTCGCCGCCATTGGTTCGTCCATTGTCATCATACCGCCACCACCTTGAGGACCTTGAGGCATCATTTGCGACGTGGTTGTCGAATTTACAGTAGGTTCTCGTTTTGTAGGATACCCATCAATCATGCGACTGGTTTCCATTGCTGGAGGAGGTAACATTGTATTGCTTCCGCATTGACCGATTGTAGTGGATGAATTGGTCGGTCTATTTACGTCGCTTGAATCGCGTTCATCTTCGTCCATTCCTTCTTTCTTTATTCCGATTGCCATAAGAAGACGATCAAATAAAATGGTTAATTTTTCACTAATTTTTGTATCTAATGTTAACATTAAAAAGAATAAAGGTAAAATACCAGATAGTAAACTAATGTTATCATATTCTACATTCGAATAGGTTGGAACATATATCACTAATTTATGAATAAAAAAGAATGCAACAATAATTACAAGTAATTGTAACACTACTTCTAAAAGTATTTCTGTAGAAGATTTAAAAGGATCTTGTACTGGAACATATAATTTCATGCATTTTAATATAATTAATATAGGTATAATCGTTAATCCACCATATTGAAGTAAATTTAAAATTTGCGATTTATCACGACTTGTGATAGTTGTGATGTAATCGAAAAAGGATGATTTTTTCATTACTCCTCCGCCAATAAATGGTTCTTCATTATCTCCAGATTGCATATTCTTAATATAATAAAAGAAAAGAAATAAAATTAACAGTTAAATAAATAAACATAATATTGTTAAATGCTCAAAACTTTAGTAAAAAAAAATTATAAACACGAAGAAGAACAATATTTAGAATTAATTAAGGACTTATTTGAAAATAGTTCCATTGAAAATGGACGAAATGGAGATACCTTTTGTGCGATTGGTAGCGCTATGTATTTTTCATTAGAAAACAATAAAATTCCTATTTTAACAACAAAAAAAGTTGCAATGAAAACTTGTTTAAAAGAATTATTATGGTTTATTAAAGGTCAAACAAATAATAAACTCCTAAAAGAACAAAAAGTTCATATTTGGGATTTAAATGGAACGAAGGAATTTTTAGAGTCTCGTGGATTATCTTACGAAGAAGATGATTTAGGACCGGTATATGGACATCAATGGCGTTATTTTAACGCTCCTTATAGTTCATGTCACGAAGAGTATACAAATAAAGGTGTTGATCAATTGGAAAAAGTCATACAAGATCTAAAAAATCCAGAAACTCGTTCTTCACGACGACATGTAATTAGTGCGTGGAATCCATGTCAATTAGATGAAATGGCACTACCACCGTGTCATGTATTATTTCAGTTTCATGTAACTTGTGGAAACAAATTGTCGTGCAGTTTATATCAGCGTAGTGGAGATGTGGGACTTGGTGTTCCGTTTAATATTATGTCTTATGCTGCATTTACTATTTTGATTGCAAAACATTGTGATTTAGAACCTTATGAATTTATATATTATTTGGGAAATACACATATATACAAGGAACACGAAGAAGCGCTACGTAAACAAATTACACGCAAACCTTATCCATTTCCTACTATGCAAATTCATGAAAAAAGACAAAATATAAATGATTATGTATTAGGTGATTTTGAAATAAAGGATTATCAATATCACGAATCGATTAAAATGAATATGAATCAATAAAGGTTTACACCTTTCAAGATTTAAAACGCCGTTTTTTGAAAATTTAATAAAAAGTATATAAATGTTTTTTATTAGATATATTATTAATTGATGTCTTTTGATAGTGCATTTGAAACATTTGGTATACCTGGAGTTGTTGCATTTGGGTTAGGATATATTGCATATAAAATTCATCAGAAATACGTTTTTTCTATTGCAAGTTATGATATATTAAACAAATATGACCCACAAAAAACCCTAAAGGATATTTGGGAAAATGGTGAAAAACCAAAAACTGAAAATCATAATTGGTGTAAGTATTATTATGGAAAAAAGATTGAATTAAATAATAAACCAGTATGGGAAATAAATCTTTCTGCGGTTGAAAATGGTGATATATACATATACACATCTTTTGATGAATTGCCGCCAGGATTGGACGATGGTAAGTATTTTTTTATGGTAAAAATTAAAAACTTGAAATCACATACAAAAGTATATTTTCAAAAAAAGTCTTGGTGTGGAATTAGAGGTAAATACGTGGCTCCGAAATTTAGAACACCATTAAAAGTTGAGATTATAGGAAATGGTGTACATTATTACGAACCCAAGTGTTCCATTGGCGAAGAAGATGGTGAAGGAGATGAAAGAGAAGTGATTACACAAGAACAAATAGGTATTTATATTAAACCAGGAGAGAATCAATCCATAAATGAGTTAATTATTGAAGAGGCGTATATTGGAAAAAAATACTGGAAATATAATTTATTATCTTGTTTTAGTGATAAATGTGATTTGCTTGTTGAACCTAGGAAAAGTGATAAAAATTAAAACATTGAAAAATATATATAATAAAATCATTTAAATATATTATTTGATTTTATGATATTATGGGAGAAAAACCGGAACTAGATGGTGAAACAATTGGTATTGATTTGGGAACAACGTATTCATGTGTAGGTGTATGGCAAGATAATAATGTTGAGATCATCGCAAACGATCAAGGAAATCGAACAACTCCTTCTTGGGTTGCTTTTAATGAAAATGAAAAATTGGTGGGTGAATCCGCAAAGAATCAATATAATTCAAACCCGGAAAATACGATTTATGATGTAAAACGATTTATGGGTCAAAAATTCCAAGATACAAATGTGCAAAATGAAATGAAACATATGCCATATAAAGTAGTTTCGGGAAAAAATAATAATCCAATGCTATGCGTAGAATATAAAAATGAAAAAAAAGAATTTAGTCCGCAAGAGATTAGTGCATTTATTTTGGAAAAAATGAAATCAACCGCGGAATCTTATCTAGGAAAAGAAGTAAAAAATGCGGTTATTACGGTTCCTGCTTATTTTAATGATGCTCAGCGACAAGCAACAAAGGACGCGGGTGCAATTTGCGGGCTGAATGTATTGCGCATTATTAACGAACCAACTGCTGCCGCAATTGCATATGGATTAGACCAAAACAATGATAAAGAAAAAAATATTATTATTTATGACGTTGGTGGAGGGACATTGGACGTGACACTTTTGGCGTTAGACGATGGGATATTTGAAGTAAAAGCAACCAGCGGAGATACTCATTTAGGCGGAGAAGATTTTGATCATAATATGATGGCGCATTTTGTAGACGAATTCAAAAAGAAACATAAAAAAAATCTAAAGGAATCTAAAAAATCAATGGCAAAACTAAAAAAAGAATGCGAACGAGTAAAACGTTCATTGTCGTCTTCTTCTCAAGCGTTTGTTGAAATTGATAGTTTGGCGGACGGAATTGATTTTAATACCACAATAACTCGTGCAAAATTTGAACAATTGAATGCATTGTTGTTTAAAAAGTGTTTGAATTGTGTAGAAAAAGTATTGAAGGATTCAAAAATTAGTAAAAGCGAAATCGATGACATTGTATTGGTCGGCGGAACAACTCGTATTCCAAAAATGCAACAACTATTGAAAGATTATTTTGGAGGTAAAGAATTGTGTAATTCGATTAATCCAGACGAAGCAGTTGCATACGGAGCAACGGTACAAGCGTCTTTATTGGCGGGAAAGAAATCCGATAAATTGAATGATTTGTTGTTGTTGGATGTTGCACCATTATCGCTTGGATTAGAAACTGCTGGAGGAGTTATGACGCCATTAATTCCCCGTAATACGTCGATTCCTATTCAGAAAAAACAGACTTTTTCGACATATGCCGACAACCAACCGGGTGTGCTAATTCAAGTATACGAAGGAGAACGTTCTATGACAAAAGACAATAACAAATTGGGGCAATTTGAATTGTCAGGTATTCCACCAATGCCACGGGGACAACCGCAAATTGAGGTCACGTTTGATGTAGATGCAAATGGTATTTTGAACGTAAGTGCAAAAGAAACTACAACGGGAAAGGAACAAAAAATTACTATTTCCAATGATGGTTCTCGTCTAAGTCAAGACGAGATTGAACAAATGGTAAAAGACGCCGAAAAATTTAAAGAAGAAGATGAAAAACAAAAACAAACACTAGAAGCGAAAAATAATTTTGAAAATTATATTTATCATATGAAATCAACGATTCAAGATGATAAAATGAAAGAAAAACTGGGTGACGAATATGAAAAAATGGAAGAAAAACTAAAACAAGCAGAACAAGTTTTGGACGTATTAGATGTATCAAAGGAAGAATATGAAAAAGCGCAAAAAGAATTAGAGGATTATATGAATCCAATTATGCAAAAAATAGTTCAAGAAGGAGGAGGTGAAACTATGGACGTACCTAAATCAGATGAAAATTTAAATCCGGAACCAGAAATTCCAATTGATGAAATCGACTAAAGCGGTTTACGCTTTTTTGTATACAACCAGCGATTTATTTTTTTTGGTCCCTACTTTTCTCTTGTATGTTTTACCCTTGTATTTGAACGAAGGAGCGTTGCTTTTTTTTGCGGCAATCATAAGCGCGAAGAATTCATTTAGTTTTTTGCCTTTTTTGCCTTTTTTGCCTTTTTTACTAGATTTTCTTTTTTTTCCACCATCCATTGGAGTGTTATCGGGCGATAAACCACCTTTAAGTTGTCTTCGCGTAGTGCGTTGTTTTGCCATTATATAATATACTAATATTTTAAAATATTTATCAAAAATAAAAAGCATTTTAATTATTAAACCATTTTTCTAGTTCAATGATTTTTTCTTCCCTAAATGATTCTGGTTCTTTTACGTGAAATTCAATAATTAAATTGCCGGTATTTTTTTCACGCGTAAATCCTAGATTTTTAATTACTTTATTGCTTTTGTTTAATATTACTTTACCTGGTGGATTATTTAATTTTAAATGTTGTCCATTAATATGATTTAAAACAAACGAAAATCCTAATAAACTTTCTTTAAAACTAATTTCATGATGAATTATTAAATCCATACCCTTTCGTTGGAAATTTTGGTCTTGTATTAGTTCAATATGAATCTTTACGTCGCTTTGACGTTTATCTTTAACATTTCCTTTGCTAACTAAAGTAATAATTTCATTATGATCAATGCCTTTAGGTATATTTACGTAAAGTGTTTCGATTTCTTCATAATTTTGATTGCCAACTACAATTTGTCGATTAATCTTAATGGGTGCACAAATACCTTCATACGCTTCTACAAATGTAATTTTATGAATATGATGAATATCTTCTACTGGTTCTTCTACAGGTTCGGAATATCCCATTTGTTGCGACATCATATTTTGAGGTGGAAATTGCATAAACATAATTTCTTCCATTCCATCAAATAATTTACTTTTTTTTGATGAACGCGGTGGTTTTAACCCACTAAATAGTTGAGAAAATATATCAGTCATTTCGCTATTTATATTACTATCGTATATATGTGGCGAAGAATTCATCATTTGTTCAAAATCATACTGTTTGCGTTTTGTTTTGTCTTTTAAATGTTCATACGCTTCATTGATTTCTTTATACTTCGCTTCTTTTTTTTTATCTCCCATTGTTTTGTCAGGATGATATTGAAAACTTAAACTGCGATACGCCTTTTTAATTTCATTTTCATCTGCGTGTTTTGAAACTCCTAATATTGAATAATAATCTTCCATATATAATGTTTAATTAAAATAAGATATAAATTTATACTTATATCTTGTTTAATATGAAATATAATTATGTAAATAATTTTGACAATTTAATTATACCCAATAAAGAGGAATGGGATCATTTTTATAAAAATTTTAAAAATGATTATAGAAATATAGCATTAATTGGTCCAAATGATTCGTGTAAAACTACAATGATACGTTTAATCATTAACGATTTTTTAAAAACAAATTCACATTATGAAAAGGAAAAAATTGTATTTGAATTAAATATTTATGATAATATACATTTACAACAAACACCAAATGATTTATCTATATTTTGTCAAAATCATGTTTGTTGTGATAAAATAGTGTATGTTGAAAATTTTGATGAATTTAGTGAACAGAATCAACAAGAATTAAAAATAATTATAGATAATTATCAACTATTCAAAGATAAACATAAGGTTTATTTCATCATCGAAGGAATAAGTCAATATAATATTAAAGATTATATAAAATCTAGATTTGATTTTTTTTTCACATTACCTATAACAAGTGATTGTTTATTTAAAATATTGAATCATATTGCAAGATATAATCATTTAAATGTTCAACAAAATAGTTTTAATTTTTTAAAGAATCGAGATAATATAACCATCACATCCTTGTTAATTTTTATAGAAAAGTTAAAATTAATGGAAATTACTCAAATTTCTTATAATGTTTTTCATGAATATTATGATTGTTTTGATAAATCTATATTTGTATCCTATTACGAATACATCAAAGAAGACAAATTAAAACACGCTACAAATGTATTATTTGATTTATATAAAGAAGGGTATGATTTGAGTGATATTTTATTTTTTTTATATTCTTTTGCAAAAGAAAACCCAAAATATTATTTTAGCATTGAAACCATTTCTTATTATATCAATGAATATTATACTGGGAACTATCACCAAATTTTTATTTTATTTTTAACATACGATATTAAAAAAAATATAGTTATTTAGAATAGTTATGGTCAATCAAATTATTCAAAAATATGTTGATATATTTGAACCATTCGTAAAAAAACATTTTATCTTGGAAAAAGATTACTATATTTATAACATGGAAGTGTATAAAAAATTACGATTCGCCCAAGAATTAAAAGAGTTTTTATTAAACTTAAAACAGTATTATTATAAAAACAAACATTATTATCTAGAAAGAGAGTCAATTACATTTAATGAATTTAATACAGTTTTAAGACAAATTTTTAAAAGAAATGAATTAAAAGTAGATAAAAAAGTTAAATATACTATGTCAAAATATCAAGTAGAATATCATATATATATTACGAATATTGACGAATAAATTCTCCAATAAATATGTTACTATTTTTAATTTGCTCTTCGTTCATTTTTAAAATCCACCCATGTTGTGTATATTTTTTAAAAAAGGGTACATTGATAAAAAGACAATATGCATTTGAATCAAATAAAATTTCTTTTTTTGAAATTAGATCTCTTACTTGCACAGGATCATTATTTGAATCAACAATTCCCATATATTTTGGGTCATATGTATCCAACATATATAATTTTTCAAACGTTTTATCAAAATGTTTATGGTCTAAACTATAATGATGAACACATAGATATTCTAAATATGTAATATATAACTTTAAATTTTTATCTTTTCTAGAACAAGACATAAAAAAATTTGTGCTTGGTATTAATGATTGCGATGAAACGTTTAATCCTTCGTTTGCATGTTGTAAAATATGAAATGTTTTTGGAAATAAAATTTGTTCATCGGGGCATTTATAAAAAAAGAAATAAGGATCCATGACAATTCCTCCAAATTTATAAAGAATTTTTGCTTTACAATAATTCTCCCATTGAATTAAATCAACGCCTGATAATATTTGTGTATTTTGAACATTACATAAATCATTTTTATTTTCTTCTTTGATTAAATATTTCACGTTATTATTATTATATAATATAACATCATACTTGTCAGAACAATGATAAATAATTGATTTAATACACAATGAACATAAATCGATATTTAATTTATTTGAAGATCTTCCGTAAAAATCTCCCCAATTTCGTTCATTTTTTTCATAAGGAACATGAATAAAAATTTTTTTCCTTGAAGATGTTTCTAAATTTATAAAATTTTGAAAATAATGTTGTTCTATTACGGAATTTTCGTTTATGTTTATTTTTTTAGGAATATTTAAAAAATTTATATTAGAATTTCCTACTATATAATTTACTATAAATAAAATTGCGATGGCAAACAGAATCAATTGAATTATACTCATTAATATATACGTATAATAAATTTTAATTATTAATTAAAATTTATCATTCAATTGATAAATATCTAGAAATATAATTTTGATATTTATCATTTGTTTTTTCCATTACCTTTAATCGATCATACGCTAATTGTTTTGATTGATTATTTAACATTTCTTCTTTATTTTTTAAAAATTCATTACTTTGGGATGTATCAAACGGTGTATTTGTCTTGTCTTCTTGTGCTAAATGTTGTTGGTATTCTTGCACATTTTTATATTTTGGTGTTTTTTTATAAACTTCATTAACATTCATTGCAATTATTGGTTTACTATGACTTTCTTTCACGTCATATGCATAAAGAGATTGTCTGGATTGTAACCCAACTTCTTCAATTTGGTTTATTTCCACAATTTGGTTGGATAAAAGTTTTTCACGACTCTTTTCTAAATTGTCTTTATCATAAAAATCTTCATCTGATTTTAACCAATCTCCGTAACCGTTTTTGTTGTCTTTTATATAAACTTCTTCAAACATTTTATTAAATTCCTTCGAAAATTCCTTGTAATTTGTTTTGGGATCGATTTTTTTATGTTCTAAATAATCTTTAAAATGTGTTTCGATATCGATGTTTCTCTTAAAATCTTCTTCATTTATTGAATGATGTGTATAATTATAAATCTCTTCTATTTTATAATACATTTTTCGAAAAAAAAGAAAATAATCCTTTGGTATATTTGATTTATCAGGGTGTAATCGTAATACTTTTTTCTTTGCTTTTTTTAAATCACTACTATTAAAATTTGGTTCCAAACCAAATAATTGAAGTAAATCACTATAATCATAATTATCTTCGTTTAAATCAACGTCCATATAAAAATATATTTTTTATTTTTTATGTTATTATTTAATTAAATCAAATAATTGTTTAATTCTATTTTCTTGAGCGCCCGAAATACTCATTTGTGGTATATATTTATATTCATCATCATTATTTTGATATACACTTTTATCATAAAATAAAATAGAAGGAACTCCGTTTAGTCTTTTCATTTTCTTTAAATATGAATATAAATCAAAACATTCATCTATATCTACTTCAATAAATAGAAAGACATCCTTTTTTCCTTTTTCGTTTAATTCCTTTATTTTTTTATTTACACATTCATTTACACAACTTTTAATTACTTTACATGGTTTGCACCATTCTGCTTTAAACTTTAGTATAATGTATTCATATTTTGAACATTTTAATAATGTTATTAAATCTTCGCGATTTTCTAATGTAATTTCTTCCATATATTTATCATTCTATTTTTTTTATATTACTTATAATTCGGTTTAATTTATCAATATCGATTTTATTCATATGCAAATGACTTTCCCAAAAATATTTACATAAAAAATATTGAAACATATAATTCGTATTTTTTAATTCTGGAAGACAATTGTAAACCAGTTCATGTATTTGACTATATATTTTTTCGGGTATAATTTTTTTATGGTCTGTATAAGGCAATACAAAAAACAATTGAGTATATACATTTAATTCTTGTTGTGGTGCGGTGACTTTTAAAAACGTCTGTTCGTCAAATATCGGAATATATTGGCATAAATCGCTGAATTTTGGACCATATGAATAACAATAATAGATACGATTGTTTTTATTTTTTCCATTATAATAATACCAAGTCCATTCTAAAATTTTTAAATAACTTATACATACGTCGCTTATTTCATCCGTTTCTAAAATATATGAATTATATTCTTTCATATTTTGTAACAGATAATTTTCTTTTTCGGTATCCATGCAAGGAAGATAGTTTAATTTGTCTTCATATGTAATGCCCTTTACGTATTGTTTCGATTTTATTTTCCATGTTAGATTTTCTTCTATGTATGTATTTTCGTTATTACTTATATTTAATACAAACATTCGAAAACCATCCCAATGAATCGTTCTTGTTTGTTCATGGATTAAGAATTGTTTTGTTTTTTTATAATGATCAATTAAAATATTTATTCCAGAATTTCGTATTTGAATACATGGGACATGGGGCATAAAATCATTGCCACATAAAAAACACATAAAAATATAATCTAATACAGACTGATTGATGTTTTGGTTTTCTAATAAAACATTAATTTCTTGTGATAATGTATCTATTCTAAAATAATAATGGTCATTTTCATTGATTTGTGAAATATATTGAAAATGTTTTGTTTCTTTATATAAATAAGTGTTAAATCCTTCTGTATATAATAATAGTCCTAACATAATTAAATCCGCGTCTAAACCATAAATAACTATGTTTTTGTTATTATACAATTGTTTATTATTACGTAATATATCACATATTTTGTGTTCTCCTTCCATAGGTTCGTCGCTTCCGCTAAATATTATTTTTTTTTCGTTTTTAAATTTATCATTTAAGAATTTATCTAATCCAATCATAAAATCAGTTCCAGGTGTAATATGATTTGTATTCCACGAAGAGTTTGCATCAGAAATAATTTGTTTAGTTAATACGCTTTTAAATCGACGTTGTCTTTGTTGTAGCATTTTTGGAAATGCAGGAACACCATCGAAGCATATATATGATTTATGGACTGGATTTATAACATGAACTAAATGTATTATTTTATCATAAACCATGTTATAAACAAGTTGATTATCTGAAAATTCTTTTAATTCATGAATACAATCATATATTAATGAATTTGCATCAACGAATAGTTCATGACATACTGTAAATTGTTTTTTTATTAAAATATTTTTATGATTTTTTAAAAGAAAATGAAAGTAACTAGGTATACCCATATAATAAATATATCGTCATGTATTTAATTTATATTTATTATATATAATATACAATATAAAATGAAGAAAAATAAATCATTTAAAACAGGAGGTGCAGCAGGAGGTGCAGCAGGAGCAGGAGTAGGATCAGCCGTAGGAGTAGCAGCAGGAGTAGCAGCAGGAGTAGCAGCAGCAACCACGAACGAAGGAAAGATGCCAAATATAAGTTTATTTACAATAATTGGTCCATATATATTAATTGGATTCTTTATATTACTTAGTATATTTAATTTAAATATTAAGGGCGTTATGTATATAAGTGGGTTAATATTTGTTTTATTTTTTTCAAATATTTTAAAATTAATAATACCGAATGGTGTTATGGATATGACGAATTGTAATATATATACAGGACCATCGTCGTTAGGTTCTAAATTACCATTTAGCACAATTGTATATACATATACATTTATTTATTTGTTAATTCCCATGATTGTAAATAGTATGATGAATTATGCAATATTAATATCATTGTTAATGGTTTTATCAAGTGATATTATGATTATGTTACAAACTTGTAATGTAAAATTTCCATTATTATTAATGACAATTGTAATGGTCGTTATAATTGGTGGAGCATGGACTATGATTATAAATTCATACATGTCAGATGTAACATATCATACTGATTATTTATCAGATAAACAAGTGTGTTCTATGCCAAGTAAACAAAACTTTAAATGCAGTGTATATAAAAATGGAGAATTGATTTCATCCATGACAAAATAATTAAGGATCGAAATAACTAATGTTTTCTATTATATATTTTTTAAAAAACTTTAAAAATTCATTTTTATGAAAGTTATGTAACATCATTTTTTCTGCAAATCTTGATTCCATATTTTTATTATAATAATCATTTAATATATCTTTTAGTTTATAGGAACTATACAAAGGAATTACAGTTTCATATGTAAATATTTTTTTTTTTAATCGAATATTTACTTCATTGTGAATTTTATACATTGATTTAATTAACTGTTCTTTAGTTGTTACAAACTTCACCTTATATTTTTTGAGTAACCCACTCGCATGTGATGCGCAACTGGGGCACGGTAGATTTGCACATATTTTAAATATAATTTCGATTAATCCTTTTTTTTTATCATTAAAATGATTGTCTTTTATTTTGACCGTTAATGTATGTATTGTTTTCCAAATACATGGCCCCCATATACTTTTTTTCATTATTTAAATAAATATATATAAAAAAATTTGAATAATGATTTATAAATGAACTTAAACGATGCAATGAAATGGTTAAATGAACACAATAGTAAAATAGATAATGATATCACTACATGTTATATAACAAAAGAACCGATTAAACATGAAATTAAATTAAAATGTTCTCATTCTTTTGAATATAGTGCATTGTTAAATCACTTATTTGAAACTCAAATAAATTCAAGGTATCACATCTGTCCATATTGTCGTGCAAAACATGATTTGTTTATTCCATATTATGAAACATGTGGTATACAAAAACTCAAACCTTCTATTTTTAATAATAACTATTTAAATTGTAGTCACCATTTTTGTCATGGAAAAAATAAAGGAAAACAATGCGAATCTTCTGGACATATGTTTGACAATGGCATATATTGTTTTAAACATAAAAATATAAGAAAAAGAAGTAAAAAATCAACTGCACTTCAAAAAGAAATCTGTAAACAAACTTTAAAGAATGGAAAACCATGTAGTTGTAAAGTATTTGATAATGAAAGTGGATTTTGTAAAAGACATTATAATCTTAAAAATAAAGAATTAAACAAATAACTATGTTTTTATATAGATGGATAATCAAGGTTTAGTTCAAACTATAAAAGATTGGTTAGAAATAGAATCAAAAATCGGAAATTATAGTAAAGAATTGAGAGAATTGCGTAAGAAAAAAAAAGAACTGAATGTTTTGCTTATGCAAATTATGAAAGAAAACGAGATTGATTGTTTTGATTGTAACAATGGACAAATTACCTATACACGAAATAATGTTAAAAAACCAGTAAATAAAAAATATTTGAGCGACGTATTAGAAAAATATTTTGACGGAACTGATCCGACAGAAGCTGCAAAATTATGTAATTATATTTTAGAAAACCGGGATATTCAGGTTAAAGAAAATATTAAGTTGAAGAAGAAAAAAATATAATGAGAATAGTGTATATATGGATAGGTTTAACAATTTAATAAAAAATTTAAAAGGACAACATAAGATGGGTAAATTTTTATTATTCTTATTTATGTTTTTTTTTATATTTAAAATTATAAATTATATTCTTACGTTTTTTGATATTAGCAAAGAATTGGGATATTCTTATTTTATATGGTTTAGTATTTTATTTTTTTTATTTGTTCTTTTACCATTGAAAAATACATATTTAAATTTTAAACCCAACGATAATGTTTCTCCTAATCCTGTTGGTGGCGGTGCAAGTGGTGGTGGTGGTGCTGCTGCAAGTGGTGGTGGTCCTGCTGCAAGTGGTGGTGGTCCTGCTGCAAGTGGTGCTGCTGCTGCAAGTGGTGGTGGTGGTGGCGGTGCGACCGTGACTACTGGCAATAATTTGAGATTACCTAATTAAGTCTTTATATTGTTTTTTGAAATGAATATAAAAATTGATTTAGAAATAATTATTTAATTCTATTAAACAATATAAAGAACCATGGAAAAAAATATTCGAACTAAAGTGAACGAATATAGTGAATCGATGAAACAGAATATAGGGGTTTGGTTAAAAGACCAAGGTGCAAAAATAATTGTAAATGGTGAAGATAAATCGAATGACTTTATTCAATATATGAATGATTTTCCAGATATTGAATTAAAAAAAGATGATTTTCAAAAACGAAAACGATTGAAGAACACTGTTCCTGAATATAATCGTTGTATTGCTTTAAAATGTAACGGAGAAAGATGTAGTCGAAAACAACAAAACGAACTTGTTTCATTTTGCGGAACGCATTTAAAAGGTGCAAATTATGGAACAACTACTCAATTAAATGAACCTAAAAAAACAGAAAAAATACAATTGTGGCTTCAAGACATTAATGGTATGTTAAAATATGTTGATAAAAATAATAATATTTACTGCATGGAAGATATATTGAATTCGTCACAAGAACCTAGAATTATAGGGAAATGTAAAATTCGTGGAGATTCGTATGTAATGATATAATTATTTAAATATATAATTTAATTTAATGGATTATCCGGATATTTTAGTAAATCTGAAAGTTTTAGAACATGTTCAGGTAAATGAAAAACTTATATCAAATGGTCAATACTTAAATATAGAATATAAAAGCATTGTTCCTGTTCCATTAAGAAGATGGTATAGACAAGACAATAGAAATGAAATGTTAAAAAAAATAAAATTGATCATTCAAACTGCATCAAATAAATTGAGACGCGAAGATTCGAAAAATGGTTCGATTATTTTAGAAGGTGAACTTGTGGAAAATATACAAGAAACTTTACAAATGTATTTAGGTAATGCAAAAAAAGGTTTAAATAATTTAAAAAAAACATATGCAGCGTGTATACAGACGTGTGCGCAAATCGATGTTTTAATTAATTCTATTGATAACGTTGTTAATTAGTTTAGCATTTTTTTTTAGTAAATTTTAATGATTTTTGTTTTAATGTTTGATATTTCTTTAATAATTTTTTACTTTTTTTATTTAGTTTTTTCTTTACTTTTTTAAGATTTATATTTAAATAATATTGAGCCGCGCGATGTCCAATGCATTCTTGTTTTCCATTAAATTTATTACATATTGGATACTTTAGGGTTTTTGGTTCTAAAAAACATCGATGACCATATTTTTTTAGTAATTTTTTTCTAGAAAGTACTTTATTTGATTTAATATTTTTCCATATTTTTTTCATTTTATTCTATATATATATAATATAGAATGAAACCCGAATTCAATTTGATTAATCTTCGCAGAAACCCAGTAAATAGATCGAATGTTCAAAAATCAACAATTTATAAAAAACCGACATTAAATGCTACTAATTCAATCGTTCCGTTTGTAAATGTTGTGCGTAAAGATACAGAAGATAAAGTTGTGTTAGAGATAATTGTGGAAAAAGCGCCTGCTGTTGCACCTGTTGTTGCCCCAGTTGAAGAACCTGTTGCCCCAGTTGAAGAACCCGCTGCCGAAGAGGAACCTGTTGCCCCAGTTGAAGAACCCGCTGCCGAAGAGGAACCCGCTGCCGAGGAGGAACCCGCTGCCGAAGA